GTCCTGGATATTGCTGGCAAGCTTCTTTGCATTGGCGTCGCCAGTCTTTTCCAGCTTGTCTTTAAGCATGTGCGCCTTATTGATCAAGTTATCCTCGTAGTCGCCGCCAGTACATGCGGTAGCCTTGGCGGAGTTGCCGGACTTCTCGATGTAGTCTCTAGCGGACTCGATAGAGTGGCGGAGATCCGTTATGAATTCATTCCAAGGCACCTTGCTCTTCTCAGTGAAGGACATAGGGAATGTCGTATTCAATACATTCTGAATCTTCTGGGCATGCTGTAGAGCTTCTGGCGTACCGATATCCATCAACTGTTGTTGTACACGTCTGGCAGTATTGAGGACAGCTCTGTTATTCGCCACATCGCCATGAAGCTGATAGGCGAAGTTCTTGATCTGGTTGACCGGGTTCTCGTCAGCATTCTGTTCAGAGTATACCTTCTTGAGCTCGTCGTGAGTAAACGGAACTGGCGAAAAGTCATTGGCATGCCCATGCCCGACCAACGCAGCCGTCGCCAATGCCGCCGTGGCGAGCTTCTTGCCCAATGATTCGTTCAAGGCATCGAAGCCCTCTTGGAGAGGCTGTACGGCCTCCTGGCACTCGTATACCGCCATTACGTCGGCGATGAACTGTCTGTACTGTGATTTCAAGTCTGTCATACCTTCTTCCTTAATTAGGCGTCGCCATCATAGTCAATATGGAATATAAAGCGTGTTGCACTAGATGACGATGATCCAGGTAGCTTAATTGCATTAAATCGAAGCTTCTTAGAACTATAAGTAATCGTTATATCGGTAAATGTCTGAACCCTCGAATCAAGATCATAATTAGCATACGTATATAACGAATAGTAACTACTCCCAATCGTCTGATTCGTGCGTTGTTCAGTTTGATCCATATTTCCAGAATAACTTGCACTTGATTGCACATAGCCTTGCTTCAATATATCAGCAGATACATTAGACCCGTCCATAGTTTTGATACGGATATTCACCACATTCAGATTAGCTCGTCCATATACAATAAAATCATGCGTCGTAAACAATTGAACATCATCGCCAGTAGGTAACATTGATGTATCGACTCGAATCGAGGTTCGATTATAATCGTCATTATTAAAGATCATTCCATAAACGCCTAATGCTGGATCATCAGCAACACCATATGTCAGCAAATTATACTGCAAGCCAAAAGTTAATGATGCATCCGGATAATTAGGATCATAGTCAAACCCATCTATCTTAATACACATATAGGGCATATATGCATAAATGTATCCGCTAGTCTGCTTGTAATACATGTCAGTTCTCGTATACGCATAACTAGTACCATAAGGCGATGCATCAGTAAACACATTACGGTCAGTATACTGAGTTACCATGCACTTATCCGGAGTATTCGCTAGCGTATCGTCGACTTGTGACCACGTAGGCCCAGTTCCATTCCATATGATTCCCAAACTATCATGATTAATGCCAGTAATATGGCTATCGCTGACTATATTGATCGGCCCAGCAAGGCTAGCACCGTCATTACGAGTCATATCGATAAAATAATTTACCGTTACGTAAGATGTCAATTTACTTGTAATGCTTGTCGACACATCATGAGGGTATCTAGCGCCAACAGAATAATCAAAATAGTCACTCATCATAGTTGGCTGGCGACTACTGTTATAGCATTCCCCGTTAGTACCATTATGCGCATGGCACCAGCTGGAATCTGTTGCTGGAAATTCCTTGTATTCAGTCGACGTAGCAAGTCCAGCCGGAGCAATCCATAGATAATCTGTTCCGCCGCTTATTTGCAGAGTATTGTATGACATGCGGCTACACGAGTCAACACTGAGTGAATTATTACTTGTCTTCGAAATTGTAATCTGCGCACGATCGGTAAAATTAAATGTGCTCGGCAAATATCTACAAGTAGCATGGGTAAAATTAATCGAATCTGGTCGGTTAAATGCAACGCACTGGTCAACCATTTCACTACGACCAGACGCACTGATCGTAGGATAAGCAAGAAAATTAGCATCATCGGTATTAGCGATTACTGCTTTCATTTTCTGGTCTAGAATCGGCAACGCCGATCGGTCAAGTGTCGTAAATCGAATTCCACTCATATCATCCTACAATAAATATATTGTTCCTTCGTTATTATCATATGTTCCAGACGTATCAACTCGCTGATAATATGTATTGAACGGATAGTCAGTTAGTGAAGACATCTCCCAATAGGGGTCTCCACCAGTAGTATTTACTCGAACAATATTAAATTCATATACATCAAACCCGTTTGAAAATCTATAGAACCATACGGCTTCAGAACCACCTTGGTGTGATATAGTAGTCGGGTGTGAACGCAGAGCCAAAGTAAAATTTTCATGAGGATATATACCATAGTTACTATCCCTATACATCGTGATTACGTCAGCATCACGCATTGCCGTGCATAACGTTTCACGCATGTTATCGTCGCCCCACCATGAACCTCGGCCAGCCAACCACTCATAATTGATAATCAAATGATGCAGCGACCCAATATTATACGAATCTGATCCGTTGCTAGAACGTACAATAATACCTGATTCCTTAACGTTACCGTCAGTATCCACATATACTGGATATGATTCCGAACCAACTCCACCATAAGCACCGCTTGGTACAACGGTAGGAAGTATCGGTGTCACCGGTACGCTACTCCAAGTTTCGGTATCGACATTTATAACCGTCGCACCGCCATCAACCATCAACGGATATACAGAAACATTAACCGTATCTAATGCAGATGGGACTGTTTCTGACGAACCCATTACACGACCAATACCAATCGTTGTCTGGGTTGCAGTTATACTACTACGATAAATAGCCCATCCAGGTGAATGATCAGGGCCCATTGACAATAAAGACGTCTTTGCCCAAGTCGGTGATGAATTTTGGTACTTTATGTCTAGTATATACGTATAGCTCTTATTAGAGTCCACAATAGACACCAATAATTTCACAGTCATACCAGTGTAAGCACTTGTATTCACAGCAACAGAAATGATATTCTTAGTCGTTTCATTAGATGTCTGGCAACCATGAATTAACTTCGGTGGAGTCAATACGCTAGTCATATTACGCACATACACATTCGGCATGCCGATACCGTCATATATACCACGGTTCTCCAAACCATTTGTAGAAGTCTTACTCAAATCGTGATCTAATTCAATTACAGATCCAGTCCACTCAACTGAATACGAGCCAGATGACTCGGTAACAGTCAGTACCTTACCAACATCGGATGCGCTTGTTACTGGCGGCACATAATATCCAAATGGTGTGCCATCTTGTGAAAGTTGCTTTGAAATAGAATCAATATTCAACGTAGTGATGTTACTAGTTCCTAGAAATGTCGTAAATGTTGATAGACTCGACGATAGTGTTAAATTACCGCTATTATCCGCAGTTACTATAACACCGCTACCCAAAATCTGGTGTGAAGATGTAACAATTCCATTATCTTTATGGTTCAAGTATGCCGTATCAGACTCGGTCACCGCACCATCAGTGGTTCCAGTGCTAGAACTACATATGATGTTATACGACGTGTAATGAGTATCTTGCCACGGAACTTGTACATATGCCTTTCCAGCATTATCGCCAGTGGTGTCCATCTGAACCGCATATTTCTTGTCATAGTTATATCCCGGTACAGTATATCCTAATTGTATACCACCGATAGCACTAGACGTTGCCGAAGCCAACGTTGACTTTGTTACACTGATCTTTCCGGTAGAATCCGCAGTAACAGAGGATACAAACTTATTTGTATCGTTTTTTCCATCAGTAGCTGTATTGACACTCAAGTCTTGTGTAGTCAATTTATTGCTAGCATCCGTCACGACAGCTTGACTAGCAGCATTCAACGTAATAGCACTTCCACCAATAGCGATAGGTTGGAACGTGGCGGAAATCTTACCGTCAGTTTCAGTCAACGTCGCCAAAGTCTTATCAGCACCAAATCCGGTGATATGCGATTTATGTTCATCATATTCAGCATCGCCTTCTTGAAGATTGTCTACATCAAGCGTCTCAATGGCATTCCATAAGCCCGTTGGTGTTACTGCCACGTCAGTTGCCTTGACTGGTTCGTAACTGCCATACGTTGTTGTCAAAAGTGGAGTAATACCGGCGGTTTTTCCATCATCAGTAGCACGAGTAATAGTCTGTGTCTTGTAAGATACCTTACCGTTAGATGCTTGCTGGACAGACGACACGTACGTTGTACCGTTTCCGTCAGTACTAGAAGAAGGATTCTTTAGGTCTTGAGCTTCAATCGCACCAGTCGTGGAATTGGTGCCGATAGAAAAATTCTTGTGATCAGTATCCGGAGTCAAGTTGATAAGCGTAGGACGACCGAACACCGCCTTTAACTCATTAGAATCATCAAGCGTAATGCTCGTCATGAAACTATTGTCAGCGGTCTGATCAATCAGTTTTCCATTGCCGTCAGTAATACCAATATTTTTTTGAGCTTGTTGACGACCGGATTTACCAATCACATCACCAGTCTGGTCTACATTCCACAATACAGCCGGATTCTTCTTAGCCATAGCAAAACCCAATTCTTCTTGTCATCTAGTTTATCAACTTCCTTTTTGCTATATTGTCAAGACCGATAAACTGATTGCGTATCATCAAGGAAATTACCATGACGATAAAGCAGCAAGAGTGGATCGACGCCTACAACCAGGCACTCAAGGCCAACGTAGACTTGCTCCACCAGACAAAGCAGATTCCGGGCAATGCGGAAGTATTCACCCAGTACAGCCAGCAGATTGCCTCGGAAATGTTCAACAAGGGAATGACCCCTGAGGACGCCGCCAACTATGCGGCCATGTCGCTCGTACGGCGTCCGTTACTGGACGAGATCCAGAAGCTCACCATCAAGCGCAGAATGACCACAGACCCTGCCGAACAGTCCAAGCTCAACGAAAAAATCTCGCTAGCCCAGCAGAAGTACAACAAGATTATGGGCATGCAGTGCTTCGAAGCAGCACAAACCGCAAAGCCACTCACCGAAGGCGTTGAGCTTCCCAACATGATCTGCTTCGGTCGTGGATACGGAGAGAACTCCAATCCTATGGACACAAGCGTAATTGCAAGGTTCAACAGTCTCGCAGCAAGGAACGACCCCTACACCGGCGGAATCAACCCGGTGCTTGCGCGCACGCAGCAGTTCGAGTTCAACAACGCATCCAAGTACAGCGTAGACCCAAACCCGGAACTCGACAAGTACGTCGACACTGTATTCGTTGACGACATGGGCCCGGAAGCGTTCACCGTCAACGGAGAGAACCCATACCGAGTGCTAGACAAGATCAGAGCAGGTGAGGAAGTAGACCTCCCAGTGTCGCACGGAGTTGCAGTGAAGCCGAGTCTACCAGCGTTAACAAGCGAACCGCCCAAGGAAGACCCAGGATACGTCGACACGTTCGACTCGCTCTTTTCCCCAGTGAACTAACAAAAAGGCCAGCTCGTCGAGCTGGCCGTTTTAATTCAGAATGTAGCTCCGCAGTCGGAGTTGTTGAATGCGAAGTTTGGGAAGTCCATACCTTCAGAATCCGAAATGTCCCCACGAATGCTATCCCAAGGCTGGCACAGAGGCCCGTTATTGATGCCTGTACCAGGCTCCAGCAAGGCGGCGTTAGGCAATACGTCATAACGGCCATCCGCATAGCGTACGGCTCTCGCACGGCCATCGTCGGTAGGACGGTAGTCTACTATCTTCAGAGTGCCGTAGTAGGGCTCCGGGCGAGGCGGAGCGATACCCGGTGACGGATAGATAGGGTCTGGCGGATCCGGAAGTCCGCAGCAAGGGAATACTGGGTCATTGTATCTGTACATATCACCACCTCAGTCTAGGGTCGAACGGAATGGGCGGTCTCCACGGCATGGGAACCGGCTGGTTCGGCATGAAGATGGGGAACGGCGGAATGAACCTCGGCCAGCCGCACACGTTGAAGAAGTTCGGATAGAGGTGCGACGGCGTATACTGGTGAGGCCCCGGAGGCGGCGGAGGCGGGAAGCATCCGCACGGGCCACCCATGAAGGGATGCCAGTAGTGAGGAGGCAGAGGTGCGCAGCAGCACGGGCCCACGTACGTAGTAGTCTGGTGCGGAGGAAATGGGTACGGAAAAGGATACGGTGCCGGACGAGGCGGAGCCGACGGACGTGGCGGCGGAACTGGCGGACGGCGATGATGACAGTTGCAAGGCATAGTAGACCTCCTTATTTCTTCTTGGTGGCCTTCTTTCTGGTCTTGGGTACACGGGGCATGCGGAGAATCTTCTCGTGTACGGTATGCATGTAGGAGTTTCCTCCAAGCTCTGTGTAGATGCTGAACAGCTGCTCGAAGTTGTCACGATCCCAGTCTCCGATGTAGCCACGTTCCTCGGAACGGTTGAAGCTGCCGAGCATCTGGTTACGGAGCATCGCCTTGATGGCTTCCTTGGTGAGTTGCTGTTCTGCGGCGTCACGCTCAAACTTAGCCTTGAGCTTGTCGCTGACGTTGTCGATGAACGTGCTGATCTTGTCCACGTTGGTCTCAATCTTGTCGATACGTTCGTTTGTCTCCTTGTTGCTGTAGGCACGGAACAGGTTCACGAACCAGCGGCGGATAGGCCCGACGAAGCCGACTATTGCGGTCAGCAAGGCCGTGACGGTCACCAAAAATGACGAAATAATCTGCAAGTGGGATGTAATGTACGCTAGATCCATAGTGGGAAAACCCCGTATCAAACCCTTATGAGGTAGTTTATACGGAACGCGGTTTAAAAAAGTATATGAAAATGCATAAACTTAAGTAAAACTTAACAGGAGTCTTTTATGGCTAAGATGAGCGAGTACACCAATGTCGACGTCGCTACAGAGCTTAACGATGATCAAAAAAAATATTACAAAGACCATGCAGTTGTCACATCATTAGGAAAGACTAGTTCGAGTGACAACACATTGCATAACTATAACGTGCATATTCCAAACGTACCGGACTTTCCAACACTGCCAACCGACAGTGACGAAAAAACATACGTATTGGCTTTCAAGAACGGTAGTATTATATGGATGGAAGATACGGGATCGGGGTCTGGATCCGGTGCTAGTTCTGGATCTTAATGCTACAGCCTAAGTGGAGTAATTGTGATAAAAACCGAAGCATTCAGTATCACCAAATACATGAATGAGCGTGACATGAATGAATGGTTAAATTGGCATATTGATATATGTCATTTTGATCACATACATATATTTGACAACGATTCAAATTTCGACCTTAAATCCGTATGTGGTCAATACCACGACAAAGTATCATACGAAGCAATACACGGATATCCTAGACAATATGCGATTTATGATGACTATGTAAATAATAGATCTACAGCAGAATGGGTTATGCCTATTGACGACGATGAATATTTAGAGCTGTCTAATGATTTTTCAAGCGTTGCCGAGGCTATATCGTATTACAAAGACCAAATGCCAGATATGGAAATGCTAGCGGTACGATGGAAGCACCTTTTCCCAGTCAAGTTTAAAACCGAGCGAACTGGAAACGTATTAGACTACTGTACACGAGAACACTTGACGTTAGCTAGCTTGTTTCATAACATGGGCGATAGAGCAGTCAAGACAATAGTCCATAGATCCGGTAAAATACATTACCAAGAAAGAAATGAAATTATTAATCGAGGACATATCCCACTTCATGAAAATGCTACATTTGCATATGGATTTGATGGTACTAAGCTGGTAAAAAACTCGTTCGACCAAATTCCACAAAATACCGAGAATGAAAAAATTCGGCTAATCCACTGTAGATACAAAGGATATTCCGATTACCTTAATAAGTATATCCTTAACGAAGGTATTACGATTAGCGACAAGGAGCCGCATAAAAAACAATTCAAGTTTAATTATATTTTGCCAACTTTAGACTAGATTTCAAACAATGATTTATCTGGCAAAAAATGGTGTAACGGAAATTGCAAGATCTGTTGTGCAAGTGCGTCATTGGTAAGTCTAAACTCATCTTGCATACAGCATATTTTCGATTGCGAATCACATAGGTATTCAAGCATTTTTTCTGGATCACTTCCATCTTCGGCTCGAATAAGCCCGCTTTTATAATTATGATCGCATTCGTATAGTCCTAGTTCCATATAGATGAAATAGAATAACGTCTGGCAGACATTAGTTTTCTTGCGTACACGACTATGAGACAATGCTTTAAGGAGCTCTCGCTTATATCGTGTCCAGCAAGCTTTATGCATACTTTTGATATGCGGATAAAACAAGTGATAACTTCGATAATACGGTCTATTATGTTTTTTGGTGAATGACCCAGCTAGTTCACTACACCGTTCAATCGATTTCATAAATATGCCATCTGTGTCAGAACGCCAAAATTCCGTGCGTTCCACCGGGCCAACAACAACCTTACCATCACGGAAAAAATCGGTCGGTTCCAGAGGTCTAATCGCAACCATATCATCGTTAGCAATAATAAAGTGCTTAGTCAATCCTTTAATCTTGTAAAAGAACATCTCTATCACACTGCTATTACATGTAGGTAGAAACTTCTTAGGAATGTAGTCCCTATGATAGACGATTTTAAGTTTCGGATGATTGGCGTTAAGCCACGACGGTATCTGGCTTTCTGACTGCAACACTAGATACACATTATGTATCCATGGCATGTTCGTCTCCACGCCTCTAAAGAAGTATCGTAACGTACCCAAATCACGTACACGGTTATACGCTACGCTTATGCCATACGTTGCAGTAGTTTTAAGCCATTCTGGATCCCAAGGATTGACATATGGCACAATGATATCGATAGGTTTCATACAATAACTATGCGATGAGTTAAGCATTAAATTACACTACATTATTGATATTACTCCATAAATATGTAAAACCCTAAATACCATGTTAGATAGCATACCATAAACAAACGGTCGCAAAAATGCGACCGTGTGCTGTTTATATGTCTTTGATCAAGCGGATGCAGTATTCACCATTTGTATTACCAGTACTTTTTGCCACGGTAGAACCTGTAGTGAATTGTACGAGGTCGTACGAACCAGAAGAGCTACTTGACTGTGTTGAAGTCCATACGTAGCTATCTGAACCAAGATATCCGAAATTAGGTGATCCGACGTTGTTATAACGTCCGGTTGGGTATGCATTAAACCCAGACGTATTATCACCGTTGCCTGAGCCATTCCATCCAGTAGTTGATTTCATATGCGTACTGGCGTCTGCACCTACTGCGGCGATGAGTGTATCCCACTCGGCTTCGCTTGGTACGTGCCATCCAGGAATCAGCGTGCTCTTGTTTGCTTCAAGGTACGTCATTGCAGCAAGGTTGTATAGCAAGCCGTACTTGTTACCGGTCTCACCGTATGTCGCTTCAGAGTCATTGTAGTACCGTGCCGCCGGATCGGTTTCGGAATATCCTAGAGTCAGTCCAGGGAACTTGTAGTCTAGGTTTTCCGCCATCCATGTTTGGTTTCCAATCTTAACCGTCGGGTATATGCGGTTTCCGATGACAAGTGCTTCTATCGGATCGAACTCGGCCATAGTCCAGCAGTTGCCGACACATGTCACTTGGCAGAACTTTCCTGAGGCAATCTTTCCGTCCGTTGCCGATGCTCGTCCAGTTGAACCGGCTATGGAGTTCAGCGTAACAGTGACTGTGACCTCGGCTGACGAGTTGTTCTGGATTTCGCAAGCGAAGTTAGCGCATTCCCCTGGGTTTATGTTGCAGTTGACCGTAAGCGTAGTAGCTGCGCTCGTTGTAGGAATAGCTATGTAGGTGACCTTGCCGTTGCCGACATTTGCGACCCCGGTCGAAACCGTTCCGGTGAACCGGGACAGTTTCGTATTGATCGTACAGGTGGAGGCGGACTGGGTCACTGCCATGGTGTCACCGAATACGAGTTGCTTGGAATTGTTTGTGATACCGGCCAGTGCAGTCCTTGCCGTCTGGTCGATGCATTCGTAAGTAGATTCGCTGCCGTTCTGTAAGATTCGGAGTACGGCCATCTCGTTTGCTGTGTTGCTCATAAATGATCTCCTAATTGTCCAGTATCAACCGGATATTGTTCCATTCGGTCGGTTCGCGCTGGTCGAAGCCGTACGAATCGCCATCTCTCAGGAAGAAACGCTGATTTTGGTCGGACATCCAGAAATTCGTTTCAACAATCTCTGTAGTTGGACTAACAAAGTGTGACTTCACTATGCCGAATCCGTAGTCGTCCGTGCCGTCCCACGAAGTCGACTTGAGTGATAGCGGCATGTTGTTCCCATCGGATATTACTTGGTTACGGAGCACTTCATAGTCAGCCTGGGATGCTACTTTCCACCCATACGGGGCCACCGCAGCGTTTATTGCGGTAACTGCCGCTTGCTGGTACATCCTGCCTATTCCGTTAGTTTCGTCTTCCGGTGATATAAGTTGTGAATATGTAGGAATATTCATCATCAGGTTATCAGCAAGCCACGTCTGGTTGCCGATAGTCACCGTTCTGTACGTGTATCCGTCGCCAAACGAAACTGTCGAACTAGACGGCAATAGGAATAAGTACGAGCCGTCGTACGTTAGTAGCGAATTGTCGACTGTTATGTAGTTGTTGATAGATGGCATACGCTGGTTAGATGTTGATTGTTAATGTTTTTGTCTGTGCGTCATATGAAGTCGTTACTGAGCTCGCTTCACCCTTCTTGGCATACGTTTCCGCTATATTGTTTCCATCGGCGTCGGCCACGGCTCTTTCGGCACCGAACCCAGTTCCGTTGAATGATGTCCACAGCTCAACTAAATTTTCGTCACTGATGGCATTGCCTTCTTCGTCTTGGATTTCGTCACCGTCATCATCAGTGATTGAACCGAATGTATCCTTCGCAAGCGGTTGCCACACCTTGTTACCAGTTGCCGTACCGGCAAGGAGTACATTGTCTGTCTGCGGTGCTGGTAGACTTGATGGAGTAAAGATGACTGAACTACCGGAATTCGGTGTTAGGGTTAGCGTGTTGCCAGATACCGACGCTGATTCCAAGTAATTTGATGGAATTTCCGACTTCTTTGCGTAGGTAGTCTTAAACAGGTTCCCTTCGGAGTCCTTGATAGCGGTTTCGGCGGCTAGATTGCAACCACCGATAGCATTTACTTTGCTATTAGTTATTGTAAGGGTAAGGTCATTGTCCATAGCGTCGCATGATGCTCGCTCGGCATACTTTGCGCTTTCTGCTTCGAATCCGTTCCCGTTAAATTGCGACCATAATTGTTTCGTTATTGTTTCAGCCATAATAATACCCTTTATCAGTTAGCGTTGCAACATAGGCGGAGACAGCAATATAGATAGGTTTCGCCACCAAGACCATTTCCATAAGTAATTCGTGGGTTACCGCCACCGGTGCTTATGAGGAACACGTAACGCTGTAATGCCGCCCCATAATACTCTGATGTATATAACTGCAACGTACCAGAATGGAACCCAACATCGCTATATCCATGTCCGGCTTCTCGATAAACACCTGACAAGCGGCCATTGAATCCCTTCGTATCAGTACCGCCATCCTCCACCGACAAAAGATTTGCGCCATCATATTCACGCAATCCGCTACCCAAATTGTAAAAGTCTCCACGTGTAGGGATTCGCCAGCCGTCATGGAGTAATGCTGCCATTTCAGTCGTAGGGGAACCATCTGGCCATGCCTTCATAACGGTTGTGTCTTTGTAGATCAAGCCATATTTGCGTGGATTGCTTCCGTTATCATATTCCCAGTAATCGATATTCTTGTTTCCGATGGGGTTACGCAAGTTCTCTGTCATCCAATACAAGTTGCCTATTTTCACATACGGATACTTGATATTGCCGAAAGTGACCTTGTTTGAGAGTGGAATAACAACCGATGATGATGTCCAGCCACCCCAACCATAGGTCGTCGTCGTTTCATTGTTTACCGTCGTATTGGTGATGGTCAGTGTCGATGTACCTTCAGCAGTTGTCCTCGACGGTATGCCGGAATCCTTGATATTGCCATCATTGGCTAGGCTTATTAGGTTATTCTCGGTTCCGTCGGAAATTATATCAGCCTTATCGGCAAGCAGCGCATCCGTCTGTGTCTTTGTATAGGCATCGATTGTTCCTCCGTTGAGCGTATGACCACCAATTTCCACAACCTTGTTGTCTTCGATTGTTAGTTCGAGCGAGTTGCCGTTGATGTCTGCCTCGGCTCGCTTTGCCTTAAAGCCTACGCCGTCACGAGTAGCCCATAGGGTTTCGGCGTCTTCGTCGCCAATGGCCTCGTCATTCTCGTCGAGGATGTTATCGCCGTTGTCGTCACCGAGTGCGTTGAACGTCTCGTCAGTCCAGACGCTCTCGTCACCACCGCCGACAGGTATGTTGCCGATTGCCTTGACCTTTTCGTCTTCAATAGTTAATTCCAGCGAATTGCCGTTCACGTCGACGTCGGCCATCACTGTCTTTCCGTCGTAGCTTGAAAAATATCGCCCACTCATACTACATACCTATCATCTGTTGCAAGTTTATACCCATGGTCACCATGCCGGTGATCAGTCCGCCAGTAAAGAAAGCGCTGGCGATAATCGCTATGAGGTAAATTCTGTTCTTCAGTTCGACGGCCTTCTGTAGGCTACGGTAACGATCCATGATGACATGGCGACCCTTCACATGGTCGAAAAGTCCGTCAGTCCGGTCATGCGCTTGATGCAGCACCTTGACCGAATCGGTCACGGCAATGTCGAGACCCGCATACAAAGCGTCGATACCCATCGCCACATCCTCGTAGCCCCAACCGTCCTTGAAGGCGTCGGAGTCGAAGATACCTTCTTCCATTCCGTAGGTAGTCTTCTGGAACTTAGTGAGCTCCTGTAAACCACGCTTGGTGAAAGCGAAGTTGCAGCTCCAGCCGATCATTCCGGTTAGCATAAGGTCAAGACGCTCGCTGAACGTCCTAGCCTCGTTCCAAGCCTTGACAGCACCGGCAACCACACGGAGATCCGTATAGTCGATCTTCTTTCCAGCCCACATGTTGTCCATGTTGGCGGTCAAGATGTCAGAAGGAGGATTCACGAGGTCTGTAATGTCGGTATGCTCACGTGTACCAAAGATCAAGTCATGATTGGACAATAACGCCTCATAGGTCTCAATGAAGTCGACCGTCATCGGAGAACAGTCGCCGTCCATGAAAACCAAGGCATCGTTGTCGGACAAGAGGAAAGGCTTAACCACCGAGTTACGGTTTCCGCACCTTCCGATGAACTTGCCACGGTTGTTGATTGGAATGACCGGGAACGGATAGTTCTCGTCCGGAAGATTCCAGAACGGCTTTCCGTCCGACAGCACGTAGACAGCAGAAGGACGGACGGTCTGCCGCTGAAGTGCGGCGATCGTCGTTCTGACAAGGTCATGCTGGTTGTGGTTCGGTATTGCTACTGCTATTCTCATATTGCTTACTCGTTCCGTTTGGTACAATAACAAATTAGATTATCTGCGTATGACCAGTTCAAACACGGTTCTCATTGTATTTCGGACACCGCTGTACGATGTTGCATTGGACGGATTATAGTTGGTGCTGTCGCTATATGTATAGATAACACGTCTGTCCGTATCGCTGCTGTCTGTGATATTGAAGGTACAACCACTCTGATATGAACCAGTATTGTCATCCACAACTATCATCAAGTTGTCACTGCCATTGTAGGTGAACGGAGTTGCCAGTGTTATATAATTCCATTTTCCTGATACGAGACTAACGGAACCGGAATAATACCTATCACTAGTGGATAAGTTCGTCCAGTCGGAGTTTGACGAGAACTTTGTCTTGCTGGTGTGTTGCAAATATATGCCCATAGTACGGGTTGGTGAACTATAACCGGCGTTCATGATGCCAATTTGAAGAATTGTGCCTCTAAAGTTAAGTTCGCTGGCCAGATAGATCTGCTCATTCAGACTATATCTGGAACTGGATCGCGTTGGATAAAACGTCGTAGAACTGTGCGTTGTACCAAAGTCCGTAAGTAAGTGGTACAGGTTGTCGCCGACGGTGATGCTCTGATACCATCCGGACGATGGCGTGGTATACTGTATCGTGTTTCCTGATATGGAGCCAGAACTTACGTTTAAGTCGCTGGATATAAACCCAGAATTCAATGTAAACGAGAATGACGCTATAGAGCCTTTGGTCACATAGGCAATCTCTGGGGAGATGGTTCTGATTATGTTTGTTTCTTGGATGATTTTGACTTGAACTTTTCCCGGCATCAAATTGAATGATCGGTTTGCTACTACATTTTGCAAGGTAGCTCCGGTAGAGCTGAACGTCACGCCGGATACAGATGCTAGGCAAGTGTAGTCCGCACCGTCAGTGTACGGTATCTGTATTGTTAATCCATGTCCGTATCTGACTTGATAATCCGTAGAATATGGAAGTACTACCCACTCTGCGTTGTTTACGCAAGTTACCGTAACGAGACGTGGTGTTATAGTGGTAGATGTGCGGGTCCCGTTTGCTGGTACAGAAACTGTATTGCCAGATATGGTTCCAGAGCTTGCCACTACCGAAGTGCTGTCGTACCCAGTATTGAAGCTAAGCGTAAATACTGCCGTACCGCTGGGTAAAACAAATTGTTTACTTGGCGTGATGCTGTTGATTGCCTCAGTGTCGCCGTTGTTGCACTCAATTAGTACCTTTGCATCAGTGATGATGATTTGCGCGTCGGCCCTTACGTTAGTCAAAGTAATTCCGTTCTGTGTAACGGTACCGGTACTAACGGATACACAACTGCTGTCACTGCCGTCAACGAATGTCAGCGGAATGGTTAAGTCCGCCCCTTCGAACACGGTATATACCAGTTCGTTAAGCTTTGCCCATGTGCTGCGGTTGGTGACAGTTATGCGACAAGTATTTTTAACTGCTACTAGATTTATCTTAGTCATATTAAACTCCTGTAGTACCTATTTCCACCCAAGTGAGTACGCCATTGATTGAGTTGATGGCGTATCGTCCAGTACTTGGTCTGGTGTCCAAGAACGATATCAAATCTGCCAAGTCCTGGGAAACCGATACTGTCCTTGTATTAGTGCTCGTACTGTCGGTGAAGGTAATTCCGGTGCCATTTACCAGCTCAAGGTCTGGTGCATCTGACACGAACTTCTTCGCCCTGACAGTACCGTCAGCATAGACGACCATGGCGTTAGACCTGGTGATGTAGCTTTCATCTTGCCAGTATGTCTCGTCGTCCTTCTGGGAATAACCGTTACCGATGATGAACAGTGCCTTAGTCGGATCTTGCGGATTTTCCGTATCAAGTCTAGTAGCACCGTCAATAGGAGCGTTGTACTTACCGATAACGGTCTGCCACTGGCTTGAAATAAGCTGTGTACCAATTGCCGTTGAGTTGTGCCCGGTTGACACGTTGCCGTTGCCTATACATACGATGTTCGACCCATTCTTTGCCACGTTATTGTTACCTTGGATGAAGCCGGTCGAAATTGTGTAATCGGTTTCATGGTCAAGGTAGTCATTACAAGTCAGCTTGTTTGACTTGCCAAGAATGAAGTAGTCGGACACGTTGTTTCCGAGATAGTTATCCGTACCGATTATTGTGTTACGGTATGTATACCTTGCACCACTGCTATAACCGGTTACTTTCCGGACGGTTTCACCATCAAAGTAGTAGCTAGTGCCTTTCCATGCAACGAAACCCTTTACGATAGGTTGAGAGAAGGATGCCGAGCTTTGTCCACCCGGTACTTTATACCACATACCGTCACTGAGTACACCGTTGCTGTAGTCATTTCTAAGCTGAGTGGTCGACTTCTCTATGGCTGTGTACTTTACCGAGTCCGGAACGGCATAATCCCACTGATAGCCAGAAAGATATCCGTTAGAGTATAGATAATAGAAGTAGCTGGAACTACCGTATGGTGAGTTCACATAGCTCTGTGTGTCTCCAGTATTGATACAGCCCGTTGATGTAGAGGTAAAGAAGGTCTTTTCGGTAAATTCCTCGACAAATTTTGGATTCGTTACCGTCACAGACGTATCACTTCCGCCGGATATGGTATTATTTGAACCGATTATTTTGTTATCGTTTGTTTTACCAACTGCAAAAATCGAGTTGCTATCTCCGATTACGATCGACCTAGATAATTCACCACTATCATTGGTAAGTTCATTTTTTGAACCAACTACCTTGTTACCACCCATCTTCACATAGTCTCTTTTGCCATAGTCGTCGATACTGTAGTTCAACAGATTGTTCATTCTACCAAATACGGTAGTCTCATGCGTGTATTCGACTCTATTATCCGAACCGAATAAGAACGAGTCACAGGTTTCATCAACCTTGTTATCACCGAATGCGACAGTACGCCAAGTGCAGTTCATTGATTGGTATTCGGTGTATTCAGAATCAAATGCATCGTCACCAAAGCCGAACACAAATACTTGGCTGCTATTTTTGACTGTGCAGTTGAATAGTGCATTTTGTGTTGAATGTGTTTGTGTTTTTCGTAAAGTATCGTCCAATGTTAAGCCAGCGTTAAATAAGAACGACTGAGTAACATTGTCAGTGGTATTAACTTTCACAATAGACCGTGCAAGCATGACGTTTTGCACAAATTCGTTATCTATCGAACCAGTCAAACGAGAGTTCATGATGACGTTGTCGTACATACCGTCGCCACCGAACCAGCCTTGTACCTGGTGGCCGAACAAGAAGTTATCTGCCGCTTGTGTACCGTTCCAATTCATCCAGTAACTTCCGTCGTTATCTCTAGGTTGCAAGACGACATTTCGGTTAAATTCCGTTACTGAAATAGAACCGGATCTGTTACCGAATAGTATGTTATTGTGGTAAGTAGGAACATCCACGACGAACGGTATAGGTCTACGGTCGCCGCTGTTCTCAAACCGTCCGTTACATGCAATCAAGTTATAATAGATTCCTGAACCTTGGTTCTTCGTAAAGTTAACATTAGACACAAAGAAATCGTTATAGCCCATACGCTGACAAGTATCAACATTTGAACTAAAGAGTCTATTCTTCTGCATATGCTCTATCGATGATGTAGCCACGTTTACTAGTCGTGAGTCAGCAGATAGCATGTTTGCGTATACGTTTTGCGCACTGGACGTACCAACGAGTTTACCCACATCGAGGGTCGAGTTGCCTTCTGCAATATTCAGTATACCGCCGTTGATCGATGAGTTGAACATGGCGAAGTTGGTAAAACCGTCGGTAACTGATGAATCTTGGAGTGCCACGTTACCAGTTCCGTATGCAGTAGAGTTGAACATAGCAAGGTTATGGAAAGTATTGTTTCCATTACCAGCAACGGAGTGCTGGATTGCCACGTTTTCACCGCCGTTCGCAGTTGATTTATGACCAATGGCGATGTCGTAGTTTCTGCCAACGACGTTTCTGTAGCCGATAGCTAACACGAAACCGTCGTCATCGGTGGTGTGATCGGTAGCGTCTGGCTGAACCAACGGAGCCTGTGACTCGTTGAGAGAACCTATCAAGATGGAGTTATAGTGGTTAGACGTGTTGTTGTTTCCGACAAGGAAGCTATTGCATACAACATCTTCCTCAATGGTCTCATAGTGCGGAGCAACACTTGAACGAAGCGATAGACCGTATTCGTTCCAGCTGCGATATGCGACTAAAATTTGTGGCAACACATCATAGTCTGACACTACACCCGGAATTGGGTCACCAGACCATTGCATGGAGATACCGATATCTCGCCACAACTGAGTAGACCATATAGCATTGAGGTCATCAATCGTAGTTGCAGCATTAGCCAAAGTTCTTAGCTCATCAACATTAGCGTAATTCTGAACTATGCCGCATATCTGAAGTATCAGAGTCTTATAATCTTCAACCGTCTGAGGTTGCTGTTGCGTGATAGCGTCTAATGCAGCTTTATCGGAAGAAGAGAATATGAACGGCGGTTGATTACCTAGAGTTTGCAGCCAGCTGAAATAGGAGTAATAACCCCAAGCCATCTCATCAGAACGACCCAAATAGTAATCGTTGTTACCGGCGTCATAGGTATTCAGCGAAGCTCTCATCTCAGAATCGAGATACGGATCAATCAGTCTTCTATATGCGGCCTCCCTTTCGTTTAGTTTGTCAATTTGTTCTTGTGTAGGCTCATTATAGATATATATTTGGTACTCTTTATGAATGACTTCCTGGTTAGACGTAGAAGTGTTGGACTGGCCAATCATCGTAGCGTGACCACCGGGGCCGTCATAAGAAGTGTTGTTGACGCCGAGAGCGATAGACCAGCCGTACGCCCTATTGTTGCGACCAATAGCAATTGCTTCATCAGACGGAACGTTATTCTCACCGATACCGATGTTATATCCACCAGGACCAGTGGTATTACTCGTTCCGATCAACGTCGCATGAACTGACGTATCGGAAGTATTTTGCATATTGTTAGAATATCCAATAGCGATATTCTGATAATACATCACGTTGTTAGCACCAAGGCCAGTGGCTTCTTGATAAATAGAATTGCTTCGACCAATGGCAATTGCATCATTTGACGCATTGTTATTAAAACCAAAGATCATACTTTTTCCATTAGCATAACCGCCACAAGCAATAGCCAATGAATAATTCTGAGACGTGATTCCATCAAAACCAATTGCGACAGATCTATCATATGCGCCTACGCCACTCATACCAAATGAAAGCGATGACCTTGTAGCATATGAGTTATCAAAACCCAGTGCCATACTGTGATTATAACCAAATGCCGCATTACCAAAAGCAAATGCATCACTGCTAGCAGTCGAACTACGTCCAACCACATACGAGAATCCATCGGCATTTGCATAGTTACCAATAGCAACACTTGATCCATATGCAGTGCCATATTCATTACTGATTACAATACTTGCGCCGTCAGCACTTGCACAATATGGAGCAACGTTACTCGTAAACGAGCCACCATATTGCTTAGTAAAACACGAAATCGTCGTGCTCTTTGTTGTATAATTTCCAGTGTTTTGATTAATCGTATAGCAAGTACCACGATACGTACGATACATATTCGTTTCATACGTACCGTCGTAACGCATCTGATAAGCGTTGACTGAATTCGTCGAAATCGTTATGCTTCGTCCACTCGCATACAAGCTACCCATACCAAGCGTAGCGGAACGGTTGACAGCAACAATTCGTTCAGCGCGAGGATTTACCTGTTTTACTGGTAATGTGTTGCCTTTGATATCCGACCGATCAACTTCATACCAGTCAAAATCATGAGTTTCATCCTTATTCAGCTCATTATAAGGAATAAGTACATCATTATCCTTATATCCATATATTTCGTAAGACAGAGGTAACGGCAATGCATTAGTGCCAGTTAAGCCCGGTACCTTATAGCCATCAGCGGTCAAGTCATCTAAATTAATAAACAGATCAGAAATACTGCCCAGCAAAACTGGTGTCACAGAACCAGCAATAAGAGTTTCATATTCCGAACGGGTTAAAATAGTACCATAGGCTGGCAATGTAATTTCGGCTCGCATTACATAAATAATATAATTTCGAGTCTCTTCCTGGTTTACATAATTAGCATAAAATGGCGGATTCAGTTCAACTCGTGAGTCACCAGATGGATTGCCGACACTAGTAATTTTACCGTAGGTATGTATATTATGTGACGTATCGCTGGATTCGTGGAATACACCTTCTGCATCATAATATCCAGTGATTGTACCACTTTGTGAACCCGATCCCCATGATACTAGATATTGATCCAATTCATAGTTCGGATAAATGTGCAAACGGGTTGACTGTATATCAGCCCATTTATATTTGTTATCGGCTGGGTCTTGATATATCGTTGCCAGTTTGCAATAATGATACTGCTCTTTGAATCTAAACCGTTGTACATGCTCATAACTACCGTTCACTAGCAATGTAGGTACATTACCCACTGTAACAGTGGCTAATGTTTGCTCCGCATTGCCCATGGACAGAGATGCATTATCCGCCATCACGTGCTGGCCGACTGAACAAGACGCATTCGATGAAAAATTGTTTTGGCCAATATTGATACCAAATTTAGTAGCATCGTTGTCCTTGCCGACATTGACGCCTTCGCCAACGATTTTATTGTTACGGCCTAGATTCAACGCCATGCTATGTGGATAAGTAAGCTTCGCGGCAAGGTTATTGTCAATAACCGAATTCTCTCGACCGAACTGATATGCATTCGCAGCATTCGTAGCAGTGTTGTCCGTACCGATAGCGACCACGTCAGTATCGGTATAGTCGGTATCGTCGGTAACTTCAACAGTATTATCCTTACCCAACGAGTAAGACTCGTCACGGTCAAGTTCGTTATTCTTACCGATATATACGGAGTCGCCTTCGCCAGACGAGCCGTTATCCTCAGACCACTGTTTCCAAGAATTGCACGGTTCAGAAGTCGTACCGATACACTCCCAGATATTCGGAGAAGTCCAGATCCACTCGAAGAATTTGTCTTCACCGACAACGCTCTCGTCCTTGACCAAGTAAATGGTACGAGAATCCGGATTACTCTCGATCGGGTTGCCTTGCTCATCAGCTGGCACCTTCTTGTAAGTAGTAATCCTACCGATAAGTTGCTTCAGACGCTTGTAAAGAGTCTGTGCGCCTAGTTTTCCTACATAAATCTGAGTTTCGTTAGCCATTATTTGCCTCTTGGTCTGCTTCGTCCAACCAACCATTCATTTCGTTTACAGTACATTCACGAGTGTTTTCTACGTCAGCCCAGCTGCCGTTACCGCAGAGGAACTTATTCTGGTCGCCAACTTGAGGAGCCGGAACTACACCACGTACGCCGTCTGCGTTTGCCGTAGCACCGATAAAGTCCGGCATGTCCGTAATTACAGTCTCCCAACTGCCGTCACCTCTCAAAAACTTCTCGTGATCGTCAACTGTTCCCGGAGGAACCAGTCCAGCATCGCTGCCGGCATACACACCGGGCTTATGCTTGATAAAATCTGCTTGTGTATCGTCATCTTGCGCCCAGTCAGCCTGTACCTGTGGCTTGCCGTCGGCATTCACCGTGTAGACTCGGTGACCGTCTGCTGCCGTTTCTTCGGTTACAGTAGCGTTTTCGCCAGACTTAACCTCGGTGGTTGCGGCAGCTTCACCAGCGATTGCCCGTTCGGTTTCGGTAACGATTTCTGTGTGGAGCGTTGTTTCCGCTTCGGTAGCCCTGTCACGCTCGGTAGACACAGCGAAATCTATCATCGTCTCAATGTCAGGACGATTCTTGATATAGTCAACCTTACTGGAATCATTCTGTTCCCAGTCAGATTGCAAAATTACTGGTTTGTCAGTCAAGTCATTGTAAGAACCCGTCGTGGCAACCCTGGCCAGTTCAGGCTTATTCTTGATGTAGTCAGGCTGTTCAGAATCTTCTTGTTTCCAGTCCGACTGCGGAAGTTCAACGACAAATTCAGACCATTCTCCAGTAGACGTGAGCACCTTGCCCTCGTCGCCGTCCTTCGGAGCCGGAACCATACCAGTAGTACCGATGCCTTCGAACGTCTTGGCATCGATACCGAACGCCTTCATTCCGAGGTATGTGCCCTCTACGACATCGATCTTCTCCGGATCGAGGGACTGCACGGTAATGTTGTCTACGACTTGTGTAGCGCTAGGACAGCAAGGCCCCGGCATAAAGAACGGCGGAGGAGGCGGAAACGGCCTCGGAGCATCGGTAGGCGCTGGGCGTGACATAGGGATCGGCTTCGGTGCCGGACCCGGACACGGCGGCTGGCCTTTAGTAACTGAACTGACCTTGATCTTAGACATACGCAAGCTCGTGTAGCTGGCATAAGTTTATCAGTTCGGCACCAAAAAAGACACCGATTCGACTATCGGTGTCTAGTTTTTTAATCTTGATCCGCTATTCGGCTTCGCTAGCCGTATAGAAGTATTCTTCCGGAGTCGCATATGTGATAGCGTCTGCGGCGTCCAGCATGTCCTCATACTTCTTGAGACGTTCCTCTGTAAGGAAAGAGTCCGGCTCGATAGTCTTGAGAAGCATCTTCGCCTCACGGAACGATCCAGTCTCCACGAAGGCGATGACGTTGATCAGCTTCTGTCCGATTTCAAGCGGAGATATGTCCTTGAAGTCGGTGAAGATGCATTCCTCACGGAACAAGGATATGAACTCGGTTCCGATAGTCATGTTGTAGTCGACTTCGCCAGCGACGCCGTCGATATTGGAAATACGGGACGAGTTGGAATTGAACTCGGTCTCGAAACGGACTTTGTCGACCGGCCTCCCCATGAAGTCGAGAACTTCGTGTTCGTCAAATTCTTCGATGATTGTAGGAGCAGTCGTTGTCCAGAAATTCTTGTTGTTGTATATGCAGCTTCCGTCCACATACACGATTCTCGAAAGGTACTTCATGTTGATGTCCTCTGTGAAAATGAATTCGGATTCCTCCCGCTTGTCATATGCGATCGTGTGTTTCAGCAGGAACAAGCTGGCGGAGGTATAGGTGATTTGGCCAGTGGCCTTGTCAATGGCATAATACTGGTTCACTGTTAGACCTCTGTGTCGTTAAGTTTAAGGTAATACTTCTGGTCAGTCCAGACCTGTTGAGAAAGCAGCGTCTCGGACTGGTACGTGTTGTCATAGGATGCGCTTACCAATGCGGTGGCATCGCCGACAATGTTAATCGGAGTGCCTAGCGATACCTCAGTTGTGTTTTGCTCCACTGCATTTGTTATTATATCAAAGACTACATCCAAGTTGTCGCCGTACTGTGCAACACCCGTCCATCCAGATCCAGTCCATAAATTTAGACCGGGGTTAGCATATTGGTTATTGTAGTGTCCGCCTTCCTCCAGGTAATAAATACACCCAGTCACGTATGATGCGGGCGGGTTTGCCACCGTATATCCACTGAGAACATTATTCTCCAGAGTAAAGTCATATGTTTTACCGGATTGCAAGGTGTAGATGTATCCATTCTTATTGATATTGTAAAACTGTCCATAAGTCATTACACCGCCATTGGGCCCACTTGGCGATGGGGACGGACTGCTCTTCTTAATAAGGGTAGCCGCCTGAACAGCATAGCTATACGTGCTGTATTCGGAGAAATCCATTGTATCAAATACGGATGGGTTGCCAGTCTTCTGATAAATATAGATTTGACCATTGTCATCACGGATTACATAATCATCTATATCATAGCTCGGATCAAGCAGTTGTGCACGATCTTGGACAGTACCCTTATACTGGCTGGTTGCAAGAGCGCTGTTGCGAACATGGAAATTATTCATAACCATTATTGTACTGCCGCCCCTAACAACATTATATCCGGCCCACAGGTACATAGTATTCTCGGCGTACTTCAGGATTGTATCCATCTCAGCCAGAGTTAAGTTTTGTGAACCTATGATACCCGCATACACACTGTGGCCAACATTATTCCTGACATAAATTCGGTTGGATTGAGTGCCGTAAGTATTACCAGACCACTTGAAAAAGTTTCCTGTGGGGACAGCAACAAAAGCTGCAATATCCGGCACTGACAGCTGATAACCGGTAGTGCTATTGATGTTGGCAACATTCTTATTCTGGGCTTGTCCATCAGTCCAGTTAATGTAATTCCCTACCCATCCGTCCATAGCGACCGGCTTAAACGTATTGTTGGTATTGGTGTACTGTATGTAATACTTGTACCCCTTCTTCAAGGTCACTCCGGAAACCGTCGTATTACGTCTATAACCGGATGTTCCGAAGAACGTCGTTGACGTACTGGTGTCACCGTTGCTCTTGGCAACAACCAAGCCGCTTTCATGGTAGATGGCAAAGTTGATTGACTGCGACGGTTCATTGTCGGTAGTGAATATCGCAATATCAGTCAAGTTCATGTCATCGGGAGGAACATATTCAATCGTTATCGGGTCTCCGAGCTGCTGTAGTGTCAAGTCCGTAGTCCATACGATGTACTTTTGTAAGTCTTCGGTAGTAGACACGGTAACACCAGGCGGGAGCATGTAGACACGATCGATATGGGATAAAGACGACGCACCATTTGCGAGGAACTTGATGTCCATCACGTCAAGATTAGGGTTTCCCCTATCAGGAAAATGACACGCAATTTTACCCCAATGGTCGATATCTGGCATATTACACTCCTACACGGAAGAAGATTGTGCCCTTGCCTTGGATTTCACTGGACTGCCCGGCAATCGATATAATCTGGGCATCGCTTTCCACGACATACATCTGCTGTGCAAGGAGCACAGGCGTACCGCTTTCCAGCGGGTTCACCTTGTACTGGACGGCGGTACCGATGGACTTCTTGTCATCGGCAGTCATCAAGCCGTTTGTCGCCCCTGTCTCGCCGGTAGCAACCGCATTCGGAATAGTCACGTTCTTGGATGCGTCCGGAGTAAGGACGGAAGCGGCACCGTCGAGCTTTACGCCTTCGATGACATTCATTTCACCACCGCCACCACCTCCGATTACTTCGAGTTCGCCGCTGGCATTGGCCCGAATGGTGGTTCCGTCAGTCTTGACGCTGATGACATTCTGGGCTGAAATATCAATACCGTCTCCAGCCGTATATGTAGTACCGCCACCGCCACCAATAACCTCAAGCTCTCCGCTTGCGTTAGCATGGATAGTAGTTCCGTCAGTCTTGACGCTGATGGCATCTTGTACAGAAATATCAATGCCGTCACCAGCAGTATATGTAGTATCAGTAGGTATATCCCACGTGCCATCCCCTTTCAAGTATGTAGTAGCAGATGCACCACTTGCTGGTACAAGTCCATTCCCCTTCGCGGCTCCACTAAACACCGGAACCACGGTACGATATTCAGAAGACCACGTATCATCGTTCTTTACTTTATATGCGTACACCTCATCTACGTTTGTACCAGTGCGTGAACGGTAGTAAAGAAATTCGTAGTTGTCCGCACCGTTAAAAGTCAATGTGGCAAGGCGAGCACCATTTAAGCACGTGACCCAATATCCGGCATTAAACGCCGCAGCCACCTCGTTATATGTAGTAACTCCATATGTCGCTCGGAATACTTCATTAGGAATCGTAATCTCGACGGACTTATTAACCGGTGTAACGGCAGTCCCGTTGACCGTGATTTCGTCAATCACGTTCTCTTCGGCACCTGATTCAACATCGCTGAGCTTGTTCTTTTCCGCCGTGGTAAAGTCCTCGGTAGAAAGACCCTTGCCAGCAATAGTCCTTACCGCACCTATGTTTTCACATGCAGCAGTCTTCTGTTCTGGCGAAAGAGACTGTTCTAAGTAAAGTACACTTGGATTTTCAATAGCCATGATACACCTCTATTAAATCACCCATGAATTGTTGTTATCGTCATACAGCTTCAGGTAGACACCGGTTTGCGAAGCCTTAAATTCACCAGAACCAGACGGTTGTGCCATGTCGACAATCATCTGCAAGTCCCTACGTGCCACATTCGTGCTGTACTGGACAAGCTTATTGTCGCCGCCGTCACTCATACCGGTTTCGGTAACAGTGTTATACTGGGCCGGTAGCCAGTACACGGTTCCAGCGGTCATTGCGAGCGCATTGTTCAGCGTGAACGTATGGACATAGTAGTCGCCGTTCTGTGCCGTAGTCAACGTACCGTCGGCCAGTGTAAGCGTAGTACCGAAGCTGTTGTCCATAACCATCGGACTGGAGCTTGTCGCTGTAACGGTGGACTTCGTATCAGCCCATTCGAACTTCGTTATGTTCACTGCCCTGGCCGGAATCACCTTCTGGAACACTGCTCCGTTTGCGGACGGTGCAGTGCTACCGAATATCTGGTTGATGGTGTACTGGTCATTCAGCTCGTAGTCCGTAATATCGATGAACGGATCGTTTCCGCTAGGCTGAATATCAGACTTGTTACGAACCATCATGAACAAGCGAGGAATGGAGTTGTCCTCGTTGTATCCAGAGAACCAAGAGTTACGCAGACATCCGTCGCCAGCCCAGTTAACTTGAACCGACGCACCACTAGTCTTTACAGTATACCTCGGAATTGCGTTGTAGTTTGCTCCATATCCCGGACACGAAGCCAACACCAGACCGTTGGAAGCGCCAGTGTTATGGATTGCCCACACGGCATAGTACAGACAGCTGCTCTTCAACTCAATACTCGGTCGAGTAACGTCGTTGATGAGGTTCTTGATAGGGAACGCATTGTCTCCAGCAGACACATGGACTACGCCAGTATCAGCCAGCCAGTAAGTAGAGCCAGCGCCGTTGTTGGCCGAGAAGTCATACTCGAATATACCGAACACCGCGTCGATACTAGGGGCCGACTGAAGGGCGTTGACGCAAATCACCGTATCATCCACTCGAAGCTCGGAAGTAATAGGCACCGAGAACAGCTGGCCAAACATACGGTTCTCGCCTTGAGTACCATACGTCATGAAGTCAGACATCGTCGTAATCTGTGCATAAGGGAATGTCGTGGTAATCTTCTTGTCAAGGTCTTCGCCCAGCTTCTGGACTTCCTCGACTACTTCCTCGGTAACATTGTCAATGGCCACCGTAGCCACGCCACCGCTTGTGTCGATCTTCAGACCAGCACCTACCTTGACCTCAATATTATTGTTAGCATCAAGGCCAAGACCATCGCCAAGGTTCGCATTGATGGTATCGTTATCGATAGAGATACCGTTACCAGCACTGAGCGAACTCTGCGAACCGTTATACTCAACGATACCTACCGTCTCCTCGATAACCGAGATACGTGTAACCACGTTGATTGCGTCACCACTAGCGGTTGAGTCACCAACATAGCGAATCAAGTATCCGTAATATTCGAAATCGCCGATTGGCTTCGGTATGCCAGTGCTGTTCTTGATAGTCACTGTCAAGTCAACGGAACATTCGCCTACTTGGGATGCGTAGCTTTCAGTAGATTCAGTAATCAGTGAGTTACCGTTGTCCTTGTGTCGAATCTCAAGACCGGCGACACCATAGAATCCGTTCGCCGTAGTGCGTGACACGTTACTGTTCACGGAAATAGTGAACAAGTCGACGCCGTTTACCGAGTCCGGCTTCAATGCGTACAGATATACGTGGCCGTCTGTATCAGTGTCGATGATGAACCTACCGTTATTGGAGTTGACCATTCCGGTCAACGGATCGGTAAGGACGTCGCCGTTATTGACGATTCCGTTCACCGTAGCAGAACCACTCAGGAAACCGAGTTCCGCACCGAGCGACGCACTGATTTCGATAGTCTTTGTTGTATCGTTGGCAGTAAGCGTAATGTTATCGCCAGCAACAAGGTTCAGAGTCTCGGTTGCGCTTTCGGCATCAACTTGTCCAGTAGTAGAACCGCTAGTAACCTGGATAGAAGAGAATGCAGCGATACTGTCAAGCTTTTCCTTATCGGCGGAACTCATCACACCAGGCTGGGCTGGTGTATTCTGGGTTGCCGACACGGCAGCCGGAATAGTAATCGTTTCGGCTGTGTCCTGGTTGGTAGAAAAGTCACCAGCCACCGGAGCAGTTGCGCCGGAAGCTGCACCACCGACTTCAATAGTAATCGTGGCATCGTTAGCGGCGTCTGGAATAGTGAGGTCAACATTCTTGTTGGTAACAGTCTGGGCGGTTCCATTAACCGAAATGCTTTCGATTACATTTGTATCGCCGGTGTCAGTAAATGTAGTGGCTGGGCCATTCTTGTTGGTCAATGTAAGGGTATGTCCAGAAACGGATGCACTGACAACGTAGTCGGTGATGCCGTCGAGCTTTTCCTTGTCCTCGCCAGCCATCAAACCTTCGGTGTACTCCGTAGTTGCACCAGAACTATCGGCAGCAGCCAGCGGGATGTTAAGAGTGGATGGAGTGGCTGCATCAGCCGAGAAAACCTTAGTAACAGAACCGCTACCGAGTTTCACATTGAAATCGGCATCGTTGACTACCACGTTAGCCTTCTTATTGGCGTCCAGAGTGATATCGGTTCCGTTCTTCTGGACTCCCTGAACAGCGGAATCGGCCTTGTCACCTTGAGCGGCAGTAGCGAAATCAGCAGCCTTACTTCCGGAGTCAGTCAGATTACCGTTAGCATCCAAGCCAGCGAAGTTACCGTTGGTTGCACCAGACACCTTGTCCGCCTTACCGGAGATGTCACACACCTGGGTTTCGACTCCATCAATACGGATATATCCGTTAGTCGTCGAAGATTCAACCTTGTTGGCTCCGTCGGAAACGGTTTTACCCTTGGTGACGGTAACAGTTCTGCCGCTAGACACCTCGACGTTGGTTACGACGTTGCCATTACCGTTCATGGTGATAGTACCATGCCAGTAGTCAGTCAAGTCGATGGAGGTCTCGCCGATGCAGTCCCAATGACCGTCCGGTGTTCCAGAAATCCAAATCCATTCAGTGTACGGGTCAGTCTTGGCGGACGGATCTTCCTTAGTCAAGTAGATGAACTTCTCGGACGGAAGATCCGGAGAAGGGTCGGGAACGCCATTGACAAGAGGCACAACCTTAAAGCCACCATAGTTGGCCAAAGCGGTTTCGATAGCCTCGACAACCTGAGCCATGGTAGTTCTGTTGTAGATAGCAGTGTGAATGTTTTCACCAGTTTCATCATCGTAGGCACGGCGAGCGGCAAATTCGATACCCTTGTAGCGGAGCCACAGCTCAACTGCATCGGCGGCATCCTCTTCGTCAGTAATCGGATGGCCTTCCTCATCAAGAATAGGCTCGCCAGTAATATCATCACGCTGAATGTTACCGACGTAGTCACGGATGATCTGACGCCATCCCATAGAATTGCTAGCGTCCTTTTCGTCAGACCAGATCCATTCGCCGTTATTTGTCGGCGGGACAATGCTGTCAACTTCAATGTCAACTACTTTGTTCGCATCCGGCACAATTTCAGAACCGCCGTTAACCTTTACACCCTGGATGGCTGTATCGGCCTTGGCACCCTGAGCTGCGGTAGCGAAGTCAGAAGCCTTGCTACCAGAGTCGGTCAAGTTACCGTTTTCGTCCAAGCCAGCGAAGTTACCATTGGTGACAGGGGACACCTTGTCTGCCTTACCGCTCAAGTCAATATTTACCGTCTTGTTATCAATGGTAAGCTCTGAACCATTGACCTGAATGTGTTCGATGTCGTTTACTTGGGCACCGGATTCAACACCATCAAGTTTTTCCTTGTAAGCATCAGTAAAATCATTTGTAGACAAACCCTTGCCAGCTTCCTTATCTACTTTCAAGTCCAATGCTGTTTGGGTAGCCGCCGAGATAGGCTTATCTGTGTCGGACGTATTGTCCACGTTACCGAGTCCAACATCACCCTTGGTTAATTCGGAACCAAGCACTACATGTCCGAGAGCATCATTACCAACCTTCACCGCAGCAGCTTCATGTGCAGTGGTCGACGGGTGTTCATAGACCGTCGCAGAAACACCATCGATTTCAATGGTACCGTCAGGCTGGGCGGGAACGGTCACCTTGTTTGCTTCATCGGAAATACCGTCAAGTTTTTCCTTGTCGGCGTCAGTAAAATCATTTGTAGAAAGTCCCTTACCTTGTTCGGCATCCACCTTCAAGTCCAAGGAATCCTTGACAAGCTTTTCAGACGGATACTTGGTATCACTGAGTTCTTGACCCCATGAAGTAGTCTTATTGGACTTATCTTCCTTACCAGTCAAGTCAATATCGACCGCCTTGTCAGTAACAGTCAATGCCGTTCCATCGACCTTAACAGTCTCGATAACGTTTTCTTGAGCGTTATCTTCAATACCAGCGAGCTTCTCCTTTTCAGCCGTCGTATAGTCATTGGTCGACAAGCCCTTTCCGGTAACCTTATCGACCTTACCATCCAATGCTGTTTGTGTAGCAGTTGAAATAGGCTTATCTGCGTCACTCGTGTTATCTACATTTCCAAGGCCGACATCTCCCTTAACTAGAGGATCGCCAATTACCACATGTCCTTCGGCATCGTTACCGACCTTAACTGCAGCGGCAGTAGCAGCATCCGTTGTCGGGTGCGTATATACCGTAGTTTCTACGTTATCAATCTTGATATTGCCATTGGTATGAGAAGCTTCTACCTTGTTCGCCCCTTCGGACACGGTTCCAAGCTTTGTCTTTTCAGCATCAGTGTAATTATTGTCAGTATGGACATAGGCCGGATCTTGAACCAGATTTTCGGGCTTATTCTTGATAAAGTCGTCAGCAGTTTCGTCAGATTGTCCCCAATCGGACTGTACGTTTACCTCAGCGCCAGCCTCGATACCAGCGAGCTTCGTTTGTTCATCATTCGTATAGTCATTGGTCGACAAGCCCTTGCCAGTCACCTTGTCTACTTTACCGTTCACCGCAGCGGTAATGACCTTGTTCTGAACTGGATTCGTGCTATCTAGACTCATTGCGGAGTCAACCGCAACACCATCCGGAATAGTAACAATACCATCGTCATCCACCAACGACTCGTGGGCGGAATTCTGCACGTCCAATACCTTGACGCCGATATTCCTACGGGCGGCTGCTTGGCGTTCCGGTAACCCTTGGAGTTCAGTCTGATCTGTGGTCAATACATGTGTAATATTCTGCATAGTCGGGCCTAAAACGGTTTACATTCAGTTTATACCTTGGACACATTCCCAATATCATATAAACTGCGTATGACTGAATTTAGAGGCAATCATGTCATTTTACGATACCGCAGACTTTATAGAGGCGTTCCGCAACGGTGGATGCTTCATTTTCGAGGGCGAAGAAGGCAATCCGGACGTTACCGAGGAAGCACCGGAAGACGCTTCCCTTAAAAACACCGAAGGCACCGACGAAGAACAGTCAACCGAAGGCACTCCGACGCCGGACGAGCCGACCAACAACAAGCAACCGCAAGGCGAAGAATCTACTGAAGCCAGTATACCAGATGACGTAAAGGAAACCTCTGCAGACACCGTCAATACAGACGAACCGTCTCAAAGCAAGCAGTCACTAGATGCCGACCAGATAGCCGAAGAATTCAAGAAAAGCGGTGCCCTCAAGCAAACAATCCAGTACGCAATGACCGCTATCAAGGGGCGTGGACAGACGGTAACCGAATCGGCTGGAGGAAAGAACGGCATCACACTAAAGATGTTGCTACCCTATATCAAGGCCGGCATCGAAAAGTTCTGCCAGAAACACGAATTCATGACAAATGTATCCGAAATGGCGAAGGCAATCATGATCACATTGAAAAGCCTCGACGCCAAGGAAGTGCAGAAGGAAAAGATGAAGGCGGCGCAAGCCAAGAAGGATGCGGAACAGAAGGAAACCGCACAGCAGTCACAAGAGGACAAAGGCGGTGCCCCAGAAGCTGGTGGCGACGAAGCTCCAGCCGAAGAAGCTCCAGCACCGGATGAAGGCGGCGAAGAAGCTCCAGAACAAGAAGAAGCATAGAAAAAGGGCCGAACAATCGGCCCTTTCCATTTCTCAAAACATTCAAATCACATATACAGATCGGCGTAGGTTTCGGACTCCATTTCTTCCGGAGTCAGCTTCTCTTCCATCTTTATTAACTTGTTGTCCAGTTCCCAGTATTCCTTGACATAGCGATCCTGTCTCAAGGAATCCTTGTCGGTCACGCAAGTAAGCCTGGACAAGTCCATGTTGTCCTTCAAGTCCATCAGCTTCACCTTGGTGGCTAGTAAGTTCTCTCCGATTCGACCGATATACACGTCACGGCCATCGGACTTTCCACGTGTCAGAAGCTCCACCGTCTTCCATACGGCTACCGGGAAGAACAGAGAAAGGTCGCTCACGGTGAATCCGCCGTCTTCCACCACGTCGTGCATGTATGCGGCAGCCGTCAAAATGTCGTCATTGTACTTCTCGGCGGTAAGTTCGGCAACTCTCGTAGGATGATAAATGTAGGCCTGTCCTCCCTTGTCGAGCTGTCCGGCGTGCGCGAACTCGGCAAATGCCTTCGCACGTTCCACCATGCCCAGATTCTGCTTCTGGACGTCCTTTAGAAAACCCTTAATCTCGTCGCGTGATCTCATCAAATTCCTCTCTCACACACAAAAGTTATGGCTTCCGGCACGCACTCGCATTGCCGTACTGTTTAAATTACATCATTTAAACAATAAAGTAGTAATTTATAATTTGTAATTCAAATCGGGACCGAATATGGTTTTTGACGCTACAGACTTCAAGCACGAACTGACTGCGGAACTCATTGCCGCAATCTCGTACGCACTTGAAACAGACGCCGAGGTGGAACTCGACGAAATCAAGGAAGTCCGCAAGGTTATCAGTACGTACACGTACTCGTTCCACGGACAGTTCGCCGCCGGTGAGCAGTTCGGCGAGTTCTACGGACAGTACTCGGCAAAGGACGGCAAGGCGACTCTCATGCAGATGAAGTTCAAGTTCGGCGACTTCGACACGGAAGCGCTCATCAAGTGCGCCAGCGGACAGTCAATGCTAAACGGCATCTCTAACGCATACAACGTGTACAAGACCCGCAAGCACGCCATGCCGAAGATTTTCCCAAAGCTTGTCGAAAAGCTTGACGAAATCGACAAGATAGCAGCAGACACCAAGGTCGAAGAAAAAATCGTCTCGATTACATCAGATATCCGTGAACTCTTCGGAACCGATATCGAACTGGTATCCACACTACCAAAGGAAGGCTAATATGCAGCTTGACAAGTACATCAGCGACATCAAGGAAGGACTCGACAAGATCGGCAAGTGGCCGACAAAGATGCTGACCGAACGCTCGATCGAAATCAACTACACCGCTAACAACATCCGTCTCGCCGGACGTGTAGTCATTGCGTTCAGCGTGCCCAACGGACACGTGAACGTGCGTGTGTCCTTCTACAACTACAACTGCGTACGCAAGGAATCCATCGTCATGAGAGAACTCTCTGTGGACGCCGTCGTCCGACAGATCGTAAGTTTCGTAGACGAGAAGGAAACCAGCCTACTTTCCGAAGGAGTCAACGCCGAATCTCACCGACTTGCAATCGACAACCTCATGTCGGTCAACGGTTACTCGGTTGATTGCGACTCGAAGTACATGGCCGTGTTCAAGGGCAAGGGCGTCAAGATCACGTTCAAGTACACCGACGAACCGAACTTCTCGGTAATCATTACCAAGATCCGTAAGAAGTGCAACGAGAAGGACATCATGTTCGAAACCGAGTTCCCGGCAACCGACTACGCAGCTTGGCTCAAGAAAATCTCTACCGGAATCGAGAATATCCGCAAGAAACTCGTACCTGAGGACACAAAATGATCAATCCGAACGCAAAACTAACTGCCGAACAGTTTCTATTCGCCCAGCGGTTCTTCTACTTCATGTGGGAGGCTTTCGCTGGATACTCCATAATCGTGATAATGACGATTATTTCATTCGCATTCGGCACATTCATGCTTGAACAATTCGGCGACGTAGGCGGTTTCATCTGGATCGGAGTCACCTATGTAGCATTCCTCGGTTTCGACCCGCTGTACAACAGAATGGTGAAAAGCATGCGAGCCTCTATGCCAAAAGGAGTTATAGGATGAATACATTCATGAACGAACCTTACGTGCCTCAAACCGTAAAAGACGAGGAGGAATATATCCGTTCCGGCATCGCCACATACGGATACGAGGGATTCTGGACAATCATCGACGAGCTGAACAAGAAACCGTTCAAACCATACAGAATCAAACTAATACGTAGAAAGTTTCCACAGCTTTCTATGAAGAAAGGCGGCATCTAGCCGCCTTTTTTATTTCCGCATTTCAGCGATTTCAGCCCTCGACAGAAGCCGTTGGTTGCTACTGCCTCGGAATTGCAAGGAAAGGTCTCTCTGGGCTTGGATAAATGGCCCATCGACCAATGTATCCACCAAGTCGAGAATGCGGTCTGTGACCACTTCTACGTGTTTTCTCTGGCCAGGAAGCAAGTCCTTGTCCAGAACATACCCAGTGAACATCCAAAGCGTCTTATTAGGGCACTCATCCTTGAACCTATTGAGGAAACGGAGAAGACCAGCCTGGTTCTCTTCCTCGAACGGCTCACCACCAACAATCGTTAGACCGTCGATGTAGGGCTGCTTGCACGCCTCGATGATCTCGTTTTCCTCGATCGGCGTAAATTCCTGACCGAAATCGAAGTCCCACGTCTTAGGATTGAAACATCCAGGGCAATGGTTACGGCAACCGCTGACGAAAAGGCTGACTCTGCAGCCTTCGCCGTCAACGATACTCATGAAGTCGATGTTGCCGTAATGCATTAGATGTTATTCCTATCGCCGAGTTCCTTGATCTTGCCGTCGTTCCAAGAGTTGATGATACTCTTTCTCGGAGAACCGGTAAGATAGCCAGTGATACGGCGGACACGCACAAAGTAGTTCTCGTCACTGCAGCCGCACTTAGGACAGCAATTGTTGATAATGCCGTGGAAGCCGCACTTCAAGCAGTCGTCGCTATCCATTGTGCACGTGAAGTAACCCAAGTCGCCTTCGTACATGGCATCGATACAAGCCTTTACAGCGGCGGTATTCTTGGTAAGGTCGCCATTGAGCTTGTAGTAGAAGATGTGGCCAGCGTTGGTGAGCGCATGGAACGGAGCTTCGGTCTTGATCTTGTTGTCCAGACTGGTATTGAGCGAGAAGTCCATCATGTGGGAGTTGGTGTAGTAACCCTTGCCGAACAGACGCTGCAGATCGACATCGGCGAGCTTCTTGTTCTTGGCGACGAGCATCGTGTGACCGTCCTCGTCCTTGACTTCCCTGGCGAACTTGTTCTTGTCGATCGTGGCGAAACGGCCAGCGACAGCTTCCGCCGGAGTAGCGAACGTACTCCAGTTGAAGTGGGTTTCCTTCTGGCAAGCGTCCGTAAATTCACGGATGTGCTTGACAATCTCGATAGCAAAATCATCAACGTCGTGGTCGATACCGAATGTCTTTCCAGTGATGACCTTAACAGTTTCAGCAATACCGATGTAACCGATGCTCAAAGTAGACTGCTTCAGCACGTCGGCAATCTTGTCGTTGACATCATGCGGCTTGTCGTCCGACGTATAGTAGACGCCTTGCTGCATAGTGAACGGATAGTTCTCGTATGTCTTCTCGCAAATGAGCTTGAAACGTTCGAGGAGGCTTCCCTTCGCATCTTCGAGAATGGCATCGAGCTTTTCGTAGAAGATCTTCTTGCGGTTCTCGACATTCGTAGACTCCAAGTGGGCTTCAATAGCGAGACGAGGAAGGTTGATAGTGTGGAATGCGAAGTTGCCACGGCCAGTAGTCTGCTGGGCACCGTTGATATTGCCGATAACACGTGTACGGCATCCCATCGTAGCGATGGTGGTGTTCGGAATGACACGACGTAGAGTAGCCTGATGACCCTTGCACTTGATGATATCCCAGTTGTCACCAATACCGAGGTTGACAGAATACTCAGGGAATTCGCCCTTAGGAGTCTCGATGTCGGTTTCGTCGGTAATCATGAGGGAATCGTTATTGCCACGATGAGAAATCAGCTTGCCACCAGACAGCTCGACTTCCTTGGTTTCGTACTTGATGTACGGCTGGTTGAAGGAGGAGTCGACACGGACGAAGTTCGGATAGAATCTGCGAGCGAGACATTCGATGGCCTGGTTATACAAGTCGAAGTTCGGATCGCCAGCGTACTTCGTGTAGCCCTTCATGAGCTTGAAGATCAAGATGGGGAAGATAGCGGTGAGGCCGTCGCCCATGCCTTCGTACTGCGCACGCATGAGGTTCTTGCTTACCATACGACCGCAGTTGGAAGTATCCATGCCGAAGTTAAGGGAGGAGAACGGCACCTGATTACCGGAACGAGACTGCAGAGAGTTCAGATTATGAACAAGCGCTTCCATTGCCTGATGCGTGTCGATGTCGGTGCATTCGATAGCGGTAGCGACACATTCCGGACGGTATACGTTGTACAGATCAGCCAGCGGCAAGTCCATGGTAATGCCGATCTCGGCAAGCTTCTTGGCAACACGCTTGATCATCATCTCTTCGGTCTCTGCGTGCTGCTTGAGGAACATTTCGTATTCCTGGTCATGGGAATACATAGCATAGCGGTTCAGTTCACGAGCGAGGTTCTTACGGAACGACTCGTCTACGAACGGTGCGAGGTCAAAGTCGATATTGTCTGCAGCGATACCACCGTACTGCTGATTCGACTGCAGCTGGAGAATAACGGCGGTCAATGCCGCAGCTGACTGGATAGACTTGGCTCTACGCAAGAATCCAGTACCAGAATCAAATCCACTCTTTAGTAACTTGCCGATCGGGGCAAAAAGACAGTTAAAGGAAAGGTCATAGAAATTCAAGTCATGGATGTGCATGATACCGTCGGCGTGCTCTTCGGCATACTTGCGGTTCATTGAATTCAAACAGTTGTAAAGCTTGTTGGTCTCGCTGGCGATCTTACCGTACATGCCAGCCGGAGTCATGCCAGATTCATTGGCATTGTCCTTCAAGATGTTGGCACTGCCCATCTTGTCGTGTTTCAGCTTACGAATGATGGCATACACGCCGCTTTCATTCTCACGGATCCTAGCACGGTCTTGACGGTACTTTATAAATGCCTTTGCCACACAGTTGTAACCGCTATCCATGAGCACGTTTTCGATGGTGTCCTGGATATCCTCGACCTTTGCGGACTTTCTTCCGCCAGCCGACAGGTCGTCGACGACTTCACCTACAAGTCCGTCCAGAATTTCGTTTGTGTATTGGGTAGTGCAGTCCTTAAAAGCTGCCTCGATTGCGTCATAAATGTGCTTCGTATCGAATGGTTTCTTACGATGGTCACGCTTAATTACATGTATTAACATAACGTCTCTTTTGCCGTTTCGGCAGTTAAATTTACTCTTTCAGTATTGCCAAGTTTAGCAAAAATCAAATCCGAAAACAAACCCCAAAATGGCCCCAAATTAGTGGTAAACCACTATATATTGTTGATATCTTGTTGATAATTGTACCATATATAGATGTCGTCTCAGCAAGCATAATAAAAACGCCGGAACCGAGCTGGTTCCGACGTAAATTATTTTTTACTTACTTTTAGCGGTTACGATGTGGCCGTCAGACCCAGTCACCATTGCCGCATTTGCGATGCTCTGGATGCGCTTGTTCACTGCAGAAGCGAAGTCGTCGATGCCGTATCCGTCCGGATATAGGTCGACAAGGTCGCTAATGATGCCAGCGATGTGGGCATGGGTGAAGCTTGCGTCGATGATCGTCTGCATCAGCTTGGCGAAGTCCTCGTTAGTCTCGACCATCCAGTCCGGCTTGGTAGCACCGAGGCACTTGTAACGCTGCGTAATGACGTCGAGCACCAGTGGGAATGAATCCGGGTTCTTGACGTGGATAACTTCGTCGATACGACCGTTACGAGTCTTGATGGTCGAGTTGATCCTCTGCGGGTCATTGATCGTCATGATGATGACACCGGAGAACTTGTTCGAGTTGGTCTCGTCGATACAAGTGATGAACGTCGTAGTGAGGTTGTCCTTCTTGCTGAAGTCATTGCCGTCAATATCGTCGAACACGAAGATAGAGCCGGGGAACATGTTCAGAATACGGAACACGCTACGGATCTTTCCAGTATCGTTAAGCGAGTCAGATGAAATCCAGAATACCGGAACGTCTGTAAACTCCATCACTAGCTTGTGGATGGACACCGTCTTGCCAGTACCAGGGTCGCCTTGCAGAATGTAGCCACGGCGACGCTTGGAAGACAACACCGCACGGCAAGTGCGTGACATGTCGGCGATGTCGATATTGTGAATGTCGAAGTTGATATTGCGGCGGGGTTCAGTATGGAAATGACCGCCGTCGATCTTGATCAAGTTCTTCTTGATATCGATAGAGGAAATGTAGTTTGCGTAAATGATATGCACGATATCGTCCAGGATATCCACGCTTTCCGCATCGTCATCCGGATCCATGTCGTCAGTCAAGCCGAACATGTCAGCATTGTACACGCCGACGTTGATGTAGCTGTAGCCGGAATTCTGCGTGACGTTGTTGTCCTTGTTCTTCTGGTCGTAATAGTTGACTTCCACACCGACGTTCACCTTGCGGTACTTGATAAGCATGTACACCGTCACCATTTCGCCAACAGTCTGGTTTCCAGTGGAAGGCGGACGGTGAGTCTTCACGATCTTCACCTTGTACTTGTCTTGCATTTCCGGCTTCATTTCGATGAGAGCCTTGCAGATATCGCACGTAGAATCCATCTGCGTCGTGTGGATAGCCTGACCGTTCTTGTAGCCCATGAACTTAGCCAGTTCGTCGTAGTCGGTATGCACCTCGTACTTCTGCGAAATGAACAAGTTGTTCACGATCATGCTGGCCTTGCTCAAGTTCAGCGCAGTCTCCGCAAGGTCTGCATAGTCACGCAGCTTCCCGGTTGCATTGTCCTTCACGATGTCGATGACGCTTTCAGCCAAGTGCGTACCGACATTGATCAGCTTGCGGCGAGTATCGCCAGAGAGCTTGTTCTTCAAGTAGCGAAGCTTAGCCTTCGCATCCTTACCAACCCAGAGATCGCTGTCAATCTCGATATTCAAAAGCATGCTGCCGATATCGTCGAGCAGCCTAGAACTGATATTGTCAGTATTCGCCATTACACATCCATCCCTTCTGGTATCCCGTCATCATATTGGACAGTCACGCTTGACTTAGATCCACCGTATTTCCAAGTGCGGATAAATACCCTAACTAGGTTAATCGCAAACGCACCAAAAAGTAGCACTTTCAGTACGGAAATGATTTTTTTATGAGACATTCTACTTCCTTCTTCACGACTTTTGTATTACAATGTAAAACATCGATTACTCGAAATATAGCAAATCAGCGCAAAAACGGCAACAACCTGGCATTTAGCTCATTTATCGTCGACGGACGGTACGAGTCGTCGCCAGTGTAAGAACAACATTTCTTCGTAATTACCGCCATCGAGTGTACCATACCTCGATGACCACCACAATGCAGTATGTATTTTGCCGACGACATGTACTCTCCCAGCAGTCCCACAGAGGCAAACGGACTGTCCGTAATGTCACGTTCTTGGATCATGAGATGAACCAACGCATTCCGCATTTTAAAGAACCCAGAATGTTCCTCCGAATCACCGTTATACGGGCACGCTATACGAACCGTCATGTATTTTTCGGACAAAATTGTCTTTACATGGTCAATTATCCAGTCATGACAATGTTCTTCGTACTCGCCACAAATCAATATCTGCCCGTTTGGGTCTTCTGGGCGAGCAACACGATGCGATACCGGATATGAATCCAACGTAACCGACTTTTCGAACGACGGATGATCGAATTTTCCGAGGAAAATCGCCTTGTCGTACTTTCCGACCTTGTTTCTGTAAGCGTCATACCAGTCATGGAAAATGTAGACGTTCTTTTTGCCTTCTGCACGCCTCACCAATCCGTCGCCGAACTGAGTCACGCCCAAATCTGGGACAACATTTGGTGCTGCGAACTTGGTTTCATGCCCAATAGACCTCGCTACGGCCACCGCAAGCAAGTCGTACTTGGATTCTCCCTCGAACGCACCTAAATCTTTCCCAAAAAAGATCATTCATCCCCCATTTCAGCCAATTTCTTGGCATGTGCGACATAGTCATCGATCTCCTTGCGCTGTTCTGGAGACAAATCCGGAATCGCATCGAAGATTTCATGCACAAAGATCGGAATATAGGCTGCACCGTCCTCTATCATCACGGCATTGAGGATCTTCGTGAAGCTCATTTCACCTTCAAAGTCGATGTCATAGATAGTCGTATCGACCGTAAGCAGTGTCTGCGGAGTACAAGGCCACTGCAGACGCACATTCAGACGCTTCTGCTTGTCGTATTTCTCTACCAGTTCGGTCAAAGACACTTTCTTTGCCAAGAAGCTGTCAAAATCCTCGTTAGTCATGCGTCGTATACACGCACACAGCTTGCGGTTATTGGTGTACACCATCGATTCCATGTACGGAGCCGTATTGACTTGCGGATGGAACAGGTGGTAAACGTATCCTTGCATCCTCATTACAGGACCGACAGCTCGCTTGATCTTGTAAGTGAACGCATCGTCCTCTGCGCCCCACTCGTAGAATTCCTCGTCGAACCCACGCACCTTCTCCCAAGATGATTTCAAGTACATGTTGCAAAGGCCGGTCTGACGCTGTATATGTACACCATGGAAACAGAACTTAGAATTGATGGTACCGCCGTCCAGAAGTTTCCTCGTGTAGCCCTCGGTAAGATAATCGACACCGTCATACGGATATACGATACCGGCGCAGTTGTTCATGAGCAGTTCCACACCCTCATCGATCGACTTGGCGGCAACATCGTTCAAGTAGCTGTCAGCATCGACCATCACAATCACGTCACTGGTCGTATCCTTGATGGCTTCATTAAGCAGTTTCGTCTTATGGAAACGCTTTCCTTCGTCAACTTGGATGCGTTTCAGACGAGGATTGTAGCTGGACAGTTTCTCGGACTGACTCGATTCGCCTTGCTCTGCTATTACGATTTCGGCGTCCGGCATCAGTTCAAGACAACGGTCGATTACCGCAAACAAATTCCTTCTGCGGAATGAATTATTGCCGTCCATATAGGCCATAACTATCGAAAAATTGGGCATATACAGCTCTTCTGATAAACTCTATATGGAAATATAGCAAAAATAATTTCAAATAGGACATAAATGCCATTTAACGGAATTGCAAACCTTCGTGATGCGAAGGAGTCAGTGAAACTCTCTGCCAAGCAATTGGCCGAGATAAAGAAGTGCGCATTGGATCCTCTCTACTTCATGAATAACTACATGTACATCAACACAAAAGACTATGGCATGCAGTTATTCAAGACGTGGCCTTTCCAAGACGCAGCAGTCAAGCGGTTCTTGAAATACCGCTTCAACATTAACCGATGGAGTCGTCAGGTCGGTAAGTCTACAATCGTGCGTGGCTTCATCTTGTGGTACGCAATGTTCCATGCAGACCAGCTCGTGGCAATGCTCGCCAACAAGCTTTCGCTCGCAAAGGAACAGCTGCAGCTATTGCGTGACTCGTACCTAGCCTTGCCATTCTGGCTTCAGCCCGGTGTCAAGCTATGGAACAAGTTGAGCATACAGTTCTCCAACAACACACGTATCCTTATCGCAGCAACGACTGGCGAAGGTATCCGTGGTTTCTCTCCTAACTTGCTTTACTTGGACGAATTTGCGTTCCTCCGTGAAGGTCTAGCCGACGACTTCTGGGCATCAGTGCTGCCGTCTATTTCTTCAGGTAAAAAGACACGAGTCATCATCACGTCGACGCCTTATGGCATGAACCTGTTCTATCGCCTATGGCAAGAAGCCGTTGACGAAGAGACCGCATCGTATCACGACTTGCTGTCAAAATTCGTCAGGTCTACGGTGAAGTGGAACGAAGTGCCCGGTCGTGACGCCCAGTGGGGTATCGACGAAATCGGTCGTATCGGCGAACAGAAGTTCCGCCAGGAATACGAATGCGAGTTCGTCGGTTCTGCAGTCACCCTTATCGACTATAAGATCTTGCAGAAACTGCATCCGGACAATCCGCTACCGATGGCGGCAACTCCTCCAGACTTCCAGATGAGAATGTTCCAGAAGCCAATCATCCGTCAGAAGATGGAAGTGAACGGCTGGACTTACATCGCCTCTATCGATACTGGATACGGTATCCGTAAGGACTACCACGTACTTCAAGTTCTGCTCGCCAAGAGCAACATCGACCTCGAACAAGTATTCGTGATGTCTTCCAATACGGTGACTATCGAAGACTTCTGCGCATATTCATACCTAGTTCTCCAAGGTTACGGATTCCCACCGCTGACGATCGAATACAACGGCCCCGGTGCACGTACCCTCGGCATCATGTTCAACAACTTGCAGTACGAGAATCTTGTCCACTACGACAACAAGCTGCGTGGCATGTGGGCTACGGATACGATCAAGCAGTCTGCGGTCATGCTTCTTAAGCTGTACGTGCAGAGATTCTACTGCAAGCTTCACGACGAAGCGACTATCAACGAGCTCATGTCCTTCACGACTACGACCGAATCCGGACGTAAGTGGGGAGCTACTGGCGGTAACCACGATGACCACGTGACTTCTCTGTACTGGTGCATCTACTACGCAGCATCTCCGCAGTTCGAAGGCGGAAACGTCGAGGAAGTGGACTTCCTCAAGGGTCTGGAGCTGGCTTTCACCGCTATCGGAAATACCGGCGAGGAGACCAACCGTGCGCTAGAGTTCGTCCAAGACCAGATTGCACAGCGAGAGCAGATGGCGATAGGCCGTCTGCAGCAGCAACAGCAAGACCAAGAACAAGAAGAAAACGTATAAACTAGGCATAAACGACTTGGAATAAAATTATGCCCATGTACGACGAACTTGAACAATTGAGAAAGCTCACACGTCCCATCGAACTTGAAGCGATGGCAAAGCCTGACGTCGAGCCGGAGGACGACGACTTCGGCGCTATGGTGATCGATGGCGAGATGGGCAACCAGCCCTACGACCCGAACCCGAAGGTAAATGTCTACGCAGTCCGTGGCACAGCCGACCAGCCCAAGACAACCGGTGGCAGCTGCGGCACTCCGGCCAAGGGTGCCAAGACCAAGGAAGCCATTTTCGGTTCCGAAGATGATGCCGATGCCGAACGTGTAATGGACGAAGGTCTCGGCATTGCCGGAATTGGTAGATCCATCAAGGAAGGTCTCCATAACTTCAACGAGTGCATGGACATGTGCGACCCTGACTGCAAGATTCACTTCAATATCGGTGACTTCGTGAAGCCGACTTGCTGTGAGACCCCGGTCATCCTCGTGGTGAAGTGCAACGACGGCTCCAACATCATGACCGCCAAGCCGACCGAGTGCGAAGACGAATGCGGCGAGAACGGCTGCTGGCCGGAATTCTCGTTCGAACAGGACGAAATCGAGCCGATGGACGAAATCACTCTCGCAGACATCTTCAACGTCATGAAGTTCAATGACCAGGCACAGACCGAGTGCTTCAACGGCGGCAGCTATGACGAAAGCCCAATGAAGGCCGCCCAGAAGGGAGCAAGCGAAAACCAGCGTGACAAGAAGGCCGCTACGTTCAATGACATCAACGAGTTCATGGAAGACGTGTTCGGCCCTGTCAAGGACTATACTGTCAAGCAGAAGATCACGCCAGACCAGCCGGAAGAACAGCGGGTCAAGTTCGGGTTTATGGGGGCGCTCTAATGAAGAAGCCTCAGCTTTTCTTTGATAGCGACTGTCCGGTCTGCTCCGAGTTCAAGCGACTCGTCAGCCGCAAGCTCGGCGATTCCGTCGAGTACGTGGCGATCGGTGCCTACAAGTCAGACTTCGAGTACGTCGACGCAACCGGAACAAAGTACGCCGGTGCAAAGGCTATCGAGAAGCTGTCGGCGGACTTCCCGCAGATCAAGGACTATGTCTGGATTCTTCCGGAGAAGCTAAAGGTGACCGGACTGAAGGTCGCCTACAAGGTAGGCAGCGTAGTCCGAAAGGCGATATCCAAGGTTCATCACGGATGCAACTGCGGTAAACATTAAGAAAAAGGCCAGTCGATCGACTGGCTTTTCTTTTAATCTACTGGATCAGTTGAATACATTTCTTTGATTTTGTCAATGCTCGTATCAACGATATTGTCTCGTTTCGCACGAGACCTCAGAACTTCGTCAATCTTAGCGAGAATGTCCTCTTTATTAGCCGAGAGAATCTTGTACACGATGTCGTTATACGATTCCATGTTGTGCACCGACACCACGTTTTCAGCATAATACTTGCTGATATACGGGCCGATGTTCACTACAATACGTTCCGGAACCTTCTGGCCCACGCTCTGGTTATAAGAGACATTGAACGGATCGTTGCACTTGCCAGCGACCAGAATAACCCTTGCACCACCAACATCAAGCGGAATTCCGCAAGGACGCATACGATCCTTACAACCGAGGACATCACCCAGCTTGCCGTTCTGATGCAGCTGTTCGATACGCTGCCACAGTCGCACTCCGATCGCTGCGCTTGGCGGCGTTGTGTCGACATGTCTGTACAGTTCCACAAGCGCTTCGCAGAGTGCCTGGTCGTCATCGCATAGACGGTTAATCATTTCGAGCATACTGATCATTTGACATTCTCGGATAGTAACACCATCAGTTTATCAGATTAAAAAAGGCCACCTCTCGGCGGCCTCTAGCTTAAAGCAAGTCAACGATGATCGGAGCCTTCTCGTGTAGATACGGCAGCGAGCGTTCCGTGTTGTACGAGAACCACTCGCAAGCTTGTTCGTACGGATCCTCGTCCTGTGGGCAATCCTCCGAGAACTGCTGTGCTAAAATTTCGAGACACAGACCTCGGTCGTAGACTGGGACGATATTTCCTTCTGAAGTGAGATGGCAACCGACAAGAGCCTTGTCCAAGTCGTCGAGGAAGACGACCTCGCAGTCGACCTCTTCGGCTCGCTCGATTATCGAAGCCTTCTTCTGGGCTGCCATTTCGTCAGTGATATCCGCAAGACTTAGCATAGGACTACCCAATCGAAATAGATTTGCCTTCAAGCGGTGTACGGAAGCCGAGAACCACATGCAACTGTCCAAGGTCGAAAGAACAGCTGATGCGGTTCTCGTCAACCGGCTTCATAATGCTGTACACTACGGTGTGGTCGCCCAGCAAGTATTCCGGGATGTTGACTTGCGCAGCCCACTTGGTAGCTTCCTTTTTCTTCTTGCCGCCCTTCTTCTGCGTCGGCTTGGCCTCTGCGGACATCAAGGATACGTGCGTGTCCCTATGGAACGTCACGGCGACCTCGTTGTTCTGCGTCAGCTTGATTCCGATATTCTCCTTGGGAATACCCGGCAAGTCCACGAACAAGTGGCATTCCGTATCGGTAATGACCAGTTCGGAGAACGGCTCGGCAAGCATGCCCATGGGAGCTTGCATCGGCTGGGGCTGGGGCTGTGGAGCTTGACCGATAGGGATGTTCATTCCCTGCGGTGGCTGCTGCGGCTGGTAAGACATCGGCTGCGGCTGTGGCTGCGGAGCGTAGCCCGGAGCAAGCTGGCCATAGTTTGCTGGCTGCTGCCCATAACCAGGCTGCGGAGGCGCAATAGGTGCCGCTGGCGGCATCTGCTGCGTATTAACGCCAACGCCGCGTCCACGGGGCATCCTCTGTCCCGGCACTGGGTTGTTCGCACTGATACGTGCAGTTTCCTCAGCCATCTGCTGAATGATCTGCGGACTGATACGGTCACCTTCGCCAGTCTGACCGATAACCGAATTGTAGTCCGGCTGTCCAGTAAAAATAAGTGTATCGTTAGCCATATTCGACCTTTTTCCTAAATATTCTACTTCGACCTTGTCGCCATGGAACAAACCATTTATGAAATTCAATAATCCCATTACGAACCAACCGAAGCTCTCAGCTCGGCGACTTCTCGAAGTCCTTTCAGTTTAGCAAGAGCCCTCGTCCGCATACGGCGCAATAGTTCCTTGCTGACCATGCGTTCTGAGGATATTTCGCTGATCGTTTCCTCGCAGCCGTCCAAGCCATACAATCTTCGTAATAAATTATTCTCTTCTGCGCTCAAGTTGTCTTCCATGACGTCACGGAGCTTTTCTTGCATGAATTCCTCTGCGTGCTCGGCATCTGTCTCCAGTTCCGAGGCTACCGTGTCGCCTACGGTAAGGTGCGATTCATGGTCATTTTCGCCACATACCGCTGAGGAGAACGATGTGGTCTCACGGATAGCGTTGTCGGCAAGGACACCGTACTTGAACTTGTCCACGGCCTCTCCGTTCTTCTTTGCGTCGAGAACGTCGTGACGTGTCTTGACCGGGACTCGAACCATGTCGCAGTTGTTCACGATCATGTTCATGTGCCGCTTAACCTCGTATGCGGCGAACGAACCGAACTTGGTTCCGGTCTTGTAGTCGTATTTTTCGAAGGCTTCGAGCAAGGCAAGCTTGCCCTCGGCGTAGAAATCATTTATCGGCAAGCCGTTCTGTTTCTTGTATGACTTGGCGACAGCAAGCACGAACCGCAAGTAGGACTGGATGATGGCCACCTTGATGTCCTGTTTGCGACGTGCGTCCTTTATTCTGTGGAACTCCTCGAACAGCTTGCGCTCGGCTTCACGTCCGAGAATCTTGAATTTCTTAGTCTCCTCTATGAGCAGACGTGTACTGCGGTCTTCTTCATGGGTTTTCATCTACTTCCCGATGAAAAGCTGAAAATAAATATACATAATTGTAATTTGAAATGCAAACCAATATATAAACTGCGAAACGATGGCATCACCACTAGACATACACGATAGACTGGTACTGAATATCGACCAGGAACACTTCAGGAAACTAGCCGTAGAGGCTGTAGACAAGCTGACACACGTCAAGAAGGTCAACGGAAAGAACAGAAGGGTCTATGCAGACTTCACCGTGACCATAGACGCAAGCGTCGACCGCAGGGACTTTAGTATCTATCGCAACAGGTCTAGCATGATGGTGCTGGCAGTGAAACACGATAACGTAGTGAGTGTGAATTATGAATATGTCTTTATCGAAGACCACATCAACCAACTTTTGAAGGAACTGAATGGCAAAGGAACAATGCATTAGTGTCGAAGGCACCGTAACAGAGGAACGTGGGAACGGATTCTTTACTGTGGTGCTTGACAACGGTCACGAAGTCGTTGCGAGACTGTGTGGAAAGATGGAAAAGCGCAACTTCATCCGTGTACTTACCGACGACAGAGTAATCGTCGAGATCTCCCCATACGACCTAAATAAGGGCAGAATCGTCTACCGTTACAAGTAATGTCTGCCCATGTATGAAAAAAGCCGCACCAGACTCTGGTACGGCGTATTTTCGTTTTGTGTCAAGGACTACTTGGTCTTCTTGGACTTCGTGGGCTTGGAAGCCTTCACGAGTTCCTTCTTGGCGGCCTTGAGTTCCTTGAGGGAAGCCTTCCACTTATTGAGGCGTTCGTCCTTGGTCACCGGCTTCTTGAGCTGCTTGAGCAAGGTGGAACGACGACCAATCTGGCCTTCGAGCTTGGCAATAGCTTCCTCGGTACGTTCGAGCTGGCTCTTGCGAGGCTTGCGTTCCTTCTTAGCCTTGGGAGTTTCCTTAGTTTCCTGGGCAGATTCGAGCTCGGCAATCGGCTTGGATTCGCATTCGACCGTCTTGCAGTTAGCCCACGGATTTTCAATGGGTTCCACGGCAACCGTGTTGGTATTAGTCATCACGAGAGAAGGCGGCTCAACAAGCTTCGGCTCGTCTTCGACGATCGTGGTTTCCTTGTCGGTTTCAGCGAGAGTTGCCGGGGCATCCACGATTACCTCGGACTTTTCGGTTTCAGCCCACACGGCAGAAATGTCCGCTTCTTCCTTCTTGGCCTTGCGCAAGCAAGCAATCCAGATCACGAACACGATGATGGTCACAACGACCGCAGCGATAGCATATGTCATTTTTGACTCCTTTTAATTTAGCGCTAACGAGAAATAAATTATTTCATATTAGTGCCAAACGGAACACTCATAAACGCATTCGCCACCCTTGAGGCACCTATAGCTAAATCCGAAATCGACTAGCCGACGTATTAACTTGTCGGTTTCTGGTGTCCCAGCAAATACCGTCACGTAGACGCCGTCGACTTTCGTTATCCTCGCGACGTCGATCGCCTTCTGGATAAAAGTGCGTCCCAGCCCAATGCCATGCGCTATGGACTTCAAGCTGCATATTTTCAGACGAACGCCCGGTTCAAACGGTTTCTCCAAGTCGCTGTAATCCTCGACGGTTCCCTCGATCTTTAAACACAAAAATCCATCGAGACTCCCTTCGGAATCGCGATGGATGAATGCGTGTCGCCCACTACGCGACTGGCGTCTAAACCAATCGTCGAATTTCGGATAAAATCCTCGAAACGAGTCGAAGAAGCTATCCGAATAATCGAGGCTGGACATCAAGACATTTTCTATCACTAGGACGCCTTGAAGTTGTATTCAGGCTTGATGACAGTGTCTACCGTGCAGAGGTCGCCGATGTTGTCAAGAATCGCTTGCACCGGCTTGTACGCCATCGGACTCTCGTCGATCGTGCTAGTGCGTACCGATGTCGAATAGATGCCTTCCATGGCGGCCTTGAAGTCTTCCATGGACAGCTTCGCCTTCGCATCGCCACGGCTCAGTACTCGACCAGCACCGTGCGGCCCGGAGAAGTTCGCCGCAGCGTTGCCCTTGCCAGTAACGATCAAGGAACCGTCACGCATGTTCATCGGAATGATAGCACGCTCGCCGTCTTGCAACGAGATCGAACCCTTGCGGATGATCTTGTTATCCACGTCGACGTAGTTGTGCAACGTCGTGAACTCTTCCATGATGTAACGGCGCTTGATGTCCATGCCGTCCAAGATTTCTTGGAGCATCGCCTTGCGGCTCCAGTACGAGAAGTCGGCACAGAGGTTCATGTCGTTCAAGTAGTCATCGGTATCGGAACCTTCCAGCCAAGCAAGGTTGGACGGATACTGGGTCTCGTCACCAGTCTCCTTGCGATTACGTAAGTAGCGGTCGATAGCTCGCTGCTGGTGGAACTTGCACACGACCTGTCCCAAGTAGCGAGAACCAGAGTGAATCACGATGTAGTGGTCGCCAGCCTCGTCGACATCTACTTCGATGAAGTGGTTACCACCACCCAAGCTTCCAACGCTGTACAACAGCTTGTTACGGTCTGTATCAGCAATCAAGCCAGACAGATCAACGTTCTTCGCAAACTTGTGCAAGGTCTTACGATGGTTCATTCCAGACGGAATGTTCAATCGAATTAACTTGTCCAGTCGCTCGTAGTTGAAGTTGTAATCTTGAGATACCTTGCAGACCAGCATACCGCAAGCCACGTCAACACCGACCAAGTTCGGCACGATCGTATCGGTCACAGTCTGTGTGTACCCCACGACGCATCCGACTCCAGCATGTACGTCAGGCATGATAGCAATCTTGCTACCCTTCATGCACGGCACCGACAACAACTGGACGATCTGTCCATAGGACGCACTGTCCAACTTATCATATCCGGCCACATACACGTCAGCCGAGCAATACTTTCCATCAATAGTAATCATAAATTTTATCCTTTTTTCTTATTTATATAAACTACATTAGCTATGGCAAAAAAGAAACAGACACAGAACGAGCTCGAAGAGCAAGTAGAAACCGAAATTCCGTCAGTTGAACCGGAAGTGAAGGCCGCTGAGGTAGTCAAGCCCAAGGAAGCCCCAGTACCGGAAGCTCCGAAGCCGTCTACTCCCAAGAAGCGTATCAGAATCCGCAAAAAGGCGACGAAAAAGCTTTCCGCCGCCATCATTTGCATGGATCCGTCTATTCAGCGCTTTATTTAGCTATTCTGAAAGACTTGCGGAATAACTTCGCCGTCGTCATTATTATCGGCGGCATTTTCTTGTTCTTCTTTTACTTGGTCACCGTACAGGTTGAAGTACTCGATCTGGTCTAGCGAGATTTCTAGCGGAGTGATCACTTCCTTTCCATCTTCATCCGGTTCGGTATGCTTGAGGTACAAGTCGTCGAAACGCTTGTCGCCGTCAAGAGGCTGCTTCTCGAACACGAGGTTTGCCTCAAGGTACTTTTCCACATACTTTTCGCCAGTGATCGGATCCTTCAGCTTCTTCGACTTGATGTTGGCACCGATGGACTTGAAATGCACCGGAACCACGTCGTCGTAGATCTTGAGGTTCATGCAGATGCCGTACTCGTCGAGCGCATGGAAGCGCTTCGTGTTCGGGTCGTCGGCAACGTTGCGGAGAACCTGGATATTGGAAATAGGATCAGTCGCCTTTCCCCAGCTTGCAAGGGCTTCGAAGATATCGTTGATTTCATCAGTGTTGCTGCACTTGATGTTCATACGCTTGAATATTAAGCCCTTGCGCACTTCGGTGGAGTGCTTCATGATGATGCCGTTAAGCGAGAATGACAGTTTTGACATAGTAATATCCTCAATTTTCAGCATAATATAGCAATTACATGATAAACTTGCAAGTACGAGGATATTTACATGGCCGACTTGGTAAAACAACTACTAGAATCACACTCATCTGCATTCAACGGAGCCGTTGAAGCACTGTTCAATTCGCTGTTCGAAGCCGCCGGGCCGGTATCAGTCAACTCACACGACGCAGTTGAAATGCTGCAGAACAAGGTCGGCGAGAATGTCAACAAGACCAAGGACGGTACGCAAATTGTCGGACTTGCCGCACAAGCCGGAATGGGCGACGAGCCGCTTCCGAACGAGATGGATCAGATCGTCAACTCGGTCAACAACGACATGGCGCAGAATGTGGACTTGCCGGACTTACCTACCGAAGAAAATCTTCCCAACTTGCCGGATAACGGAGGCCCTGAAGCCATGGATGACGGCATGGGCGGTGAAGAATTATCCAACGACATTCCAGATTTCGACGAGACCCAGACTGACGTGTCCGAAACACCTCCTCCAGACGATATCGAATTGCCAGACCTTGGCGACCTTGGCGGTGGAGACGAAGGCGGCATGGAAGATCCGGCAGCAACGGAAACTCCTCCAGAAGGATAACAAGAAAGCGACCGAACGGTCGCCTTTCTCATATCTGCACATGATACTTTGCGTGCTTGGCCTTTTCCTTTCGCTTCTCGGCCTTGACGATTGCTCGCACTTCGTCCTCGGCCTCCTTCTCACGATTATGGATTCGCTTCATGAGAGCCTTACGAACGTCCTTGTTGTATTCGAGACGTTTCGGAGATACGTTACCTTCCTTGATGAACTTTCCGATGTTTCCGATGACCTTGGACACCTTGATTTCTTCGTCGTTCATCACGTTCAATGCGTTGATACGTGCTGTCGTGTTTTCACGGGCCGTCTTCACGGTAGCGTCAATACGATCCCATATTCCGTATAGGCTGTCGAAGTGTCCCTTGATGTAGGCGTTCAGTCCAGCCGGAGACATCGGCGACTGGTTGACTTGTCCTTCCGGAACCCAGCGGTCGGCCTTCCAAGACTTTCCCTCGACGTGTACTGGGACGATCTTGAGTCGACCGTCCGCATTGACTTGTACAAGAGTCATGTGTTCCGCATTTGCAGCCCAGTTGATGCACTTACGCTTCTGCACGCCGTGGTCTGAATATCCGAGGCTGACGGTTTCCTTGCACTGGAACACCACTCCCCAATAGTAGTCCTTCGTATCGTGCGGCTGCAGTTCAGCAAGCTTGACCGTATAGATGTAGCCGTTACGACGGCCACCCACTTCTTCGGTCTTTGAGTTGGTATCGACCTTCCAGAACGTATTGATGTTCGGCAGACCGTGATACACTTGTGTTTCACAGATAGTGCGAGCGTCAAGTTCGGACTGCATCAGTTCGATATACCAGACATCTTCCGGTTCCTCGATAGGGTCTTTCGTGTGGTAGAACAAGTTAAGCGTACCGTTCACGAAGTTGATCCAGTCCTCGTCCTCGCACTGGAAGTCGAACTTGCCGAACCATTCTGCGTACTTCTTTTGGGCTGCGGTAGGAAGCTCGATGACACGAGAATACTTATCGAAGTCATGCGGGTTGAAACCGTCGTTGCGGCACTTGTTCATAATCCAGAAGTCCAGGATGATGTCCTTGTGCGCATCCCACGTTATACCAGCATTGACATAGTTGATAAGACGGATTCCCGCAAGTTTCTTCGCTTTCATGCAATAACCTCGCTATGACATCAGTTTATCCGTTTTATTTATTCGAAAACCGATAAACTATGTGTGAACTACGCACCGCCTAAAGGCTGTGCGCTTCGCGTTGCGTATCGATGTTTCCCGCGCCTTTAACCGCAGTCCCTGCGGCGATTAATCTTTTACCTTCATTAAGGATATTGATGGCGGCATTGACGTCGCGGTCGTGTGACGTACCGCACTGCGGACACGTCCACGACCTTACATTCAAGTCCTTGGTCAACGTATTCTTGAACCCACAGCAGTGGCATAGCTGAGAGGATGGGAACCATCGTCCGACGCGGACGATGGTTCTTCCGTACCATTCAGCCTTGTACTGTAGCTTGTTCAAGAATATCCTCCAAGCAGTGTCATGCTCGGACTTCGCGTGGTCGCCCTCGGCGACCTCGCGTACGTCCAGGTCCTCGACTACAACCGTTTGGTTCTCGCGGAGCAGTCTCGTGGACAGCTTGTCAAGGAAATCCTTCCTTCTGTTAGCAACTTTTTCATGTTCGCGAGTAATGCGTAAGCGCAATTCCTCGCGTCTCTTCGAATTTTTCTGCTTCTTGGCTAAAGCTCGCTGAAGGTCAGCGATACGAGTTTCCGATTCTTTTAGGAACCGGGGATTCTCGACGGCTTCGCCTTCGCTGGTCACGCAGAAGTCCTTAAGGCCGAGGTCGATTCCGATTTCGAATTCGGATGTCGGCAGTGCCTCTGGCGCAGTCTCCTCGACCATGATCGACGCATAGTACTTCCCGGCACGTGACCGTGTCACGGTTACATGCTTAATGTTCCTTGCAGACCAGTCGATATCCTCGTAGTTGCGGAAGTAAACAAAGCCTACCTTCGGTAGGCGGAGTTTTCTCCCTTCTACACGGATATTGTGGTTTGTAGTATAACTTGTATACGAATCCTTGTCTTTATGTTTCGCCTTGAACTGCGGAAAGCCGACTCCGTCGGCCTTCCGCTCGAAGAAGTTCGTGAACGCCGTTTGCAAGTTAAGCTTCTCGGAAGTCAATGCTTGCGCGTCGACTTCCTTCAAGAATGGATATTCGGCATAGAAATCTGTCGGCTTAGACCGACACATCGTTCCGGTCGCCTCGTACGATTTTATCTTGGCTTCCAACATACAGTTGTATACTTTACGACAGCACCCGAAAGTCTTGCTGAGCAAGACTTCTTGTTGCTTGTTAGGATACAATCTGACATTGTAGGCGCGTTGAAACATGGTTCAAAGTTTTATTCTTTAGAAGTTTATATAAAAATAAAATTTATTTTTCAAGTTTCACGCCTAGCGTCGCTTGGTGACATATTTATCTGTGTAATTTGATAAACTAACAGAAGCAAATAAGATAATAACATAATACAGGTGCATCATGTACGAACTATTCGATTTACCAAACGAGAAGGAACTCGCACAGATCATGCTCGAAGGCGCAAAGAAGGCCAAGAACGAGACCAATGCAGTTGACACCAAGACTATCTTCCCGTTCTGGGAACCTCCCGGTTCCGCAAAGAAGAACGTAGTGTCACCGGACAAGACTGGCGCTGTCAAGGTGAAGCCAGCTGACTTCAAGGCAATCGACACTGCAACGGCATGGAAAGACTTCCTCGACAAGCTTCCTAAGAAGACCACCAATGCTACCAAGGATTCTGGCAGCTTCGGCACCGTCGTTGTCAACAACGGCAAGTCCGTTCCGAAGCCGGATGACCTCATCGGCAAGGTGAAGGCTCTCAAGGAAACACAAGTTACCGACATGTCCGGCAAGACAAAGGCAACGACCGAAGAACTCGGCTTGTACAAGGAACTTGTCAAGTCCAATGCAGCAGAACCGAACAAGGACAAGCTCGTTGGCATCGTGAAGCCGAAGACTGACCTCGGCAAGATCGCCAAGAAGCCGAAGTTCGACATCGACGCAAGCGCAACTGTCGAAGTGAAGGACGTTATCCCGGCCATCAAGCAGTTCGCCAACAAGATGACACCGGACAAGACTGGTGCAGTGAAGGTGAAACCGGCTGTCGGCATCAAGGGCATCAACGGCATCAAGGGTGCCGAGAAGCCTGAGCTCTACGACAACAACACCAAGCCGCAATACGTGACTGTCAAGAACGGACAGAAGGTTCCTACCGCACCGTTCAAGAAGGACACTCGGGTCGACGGTTCCGCAGTGACTGGAGCGAACAAGAAGACCGCCACTGCCATGACTCCGGACAAGACCGGCGTCGTGAAGCAGAAGGGACTCGTAACAGCAAAGCGTGCTTAATATGGCGAAGACCGATCCGTATTACGACGAATATGCCAGAAGGTTGATGAGAAACCCAGTCCCTGTTCATCAGGGGTTTCTCCGCCTTCGCATTTCCGAGCTTCCGGTCAACTACCAGGAGCGTCGTAAGTCGGTGACCGAGCCGTATACAACCGATGCCCAAGAGACGATCAATGCGAACATCAAGGACTGGGTATGTCCCGGACTTAGCTGCTCACTGGCCAAGGAAGGCCACTACAAGTTCGTCACTAGGATTCCCACCCAAGAGGACAACCAGTATGACGACACCATCACGGTGAACATGCTGGCCGACAACAGATGGGAAAACTACTGGGCAATCAACCGATACATGGACGTGGTGCAGAGCGGCCAGACAGACGCCGACCCGGTCAGGGACGTGCGTCACCGTATCTACGGCATTGACCACAGATACCGCAACCGCCTCACTTACATCCAGTGGATCGACATGCACTTCGCTGACGACGTTGCCCAAGAGTACATGGTCGTCCGCCTTGAACGCTGCAGATTCGCCGCACTTAGCGCAATGTCGCTGAAGCCGGGTACAATCGAGCCAGCTTCGTTCAACTTGACGATCAACTACGAAATCCGTCGCATCATCCGTATGCCCGACCCTAACGAACTGATGAACGCAATCTGTATTGCAGAAGGCGCTGACTCCTACTACTAGAGGTGATCCATGGATGACAAGAACAAAAACTACCAGCAAGGCACTACTTCTGGGATCGATTCGTCCCATGACGCAATGCTCGCATACTACATGGAGAAGTTCTATGCGGCTGCACGTGGGCATCTTGTCAACAAGTACCATGTCGGTTTCTGGGGCGAATACGTTTCGGAAGCTCTCCGTATCATGGACAGGAACTCTTTTGCAGACAAGTACAGCCTTACGAATGTCAAGACATTCCAGAACACAACGGACTGTTACTTAAAGACTGCGTTCAACCAGTGGGCAGACCTATTCTATGACCGTGATACCAAGGTGCTCAACATGTACTGGGCTGCCAAATCGGTCAAGGTCGGAGAGGCCAAGGCGAAGATAGAACCGAAGACGTCAATAGACACTACGAAGGGAATGAGATATCCTCTAGTACGTGGCGATGACGGCCCGAAGTCCCTCAGCATCACGGTCGTCGACGATCCGTACATGATGTGGTACCAGTTCTTCAACGCACTGTTCAATGCACAGTTCAGTCCGCTCGTACTCAAGGCTCGCAGCACGTTCCACAAGATCAATATCGCTATCGACTTGTATTCCGAAGCTGGCACGCTGACTCGAAGCAGCAACGGTCAGTACGCTACCGAGCAGTCACCGTACATTACTGACATCGGACTAGCACAGATGTTCGAATTCAATTCTGCAGTATTGGAATCTGCACCAAGCATCAAGATGAGTTACGAAGACGACAACGCCTATACGTTCGATCTGAAGTTCCAGTATCCGAACGCATTCCAAGGTTCGTTCAAGCAACAGCTGAGGTATCTACGCGACAATACTTGCGACGGCACTGACGTGACAGCAGTTGATGCGAAAAACAAAATGATCCGTAAACGCTTCTTCGAAGACGATTACGGAACACTTAAGAAAAATCCGGGAATTTACGAAGCGTTCAACGAGAAGGAATACTATTCCGATTACGGAAACCGATACTTCTCGACGAAATCTAACTAACTACTTGATCATGGTAACAACACGCTGGTTAATATCCAGCGTTTTGTTTTTGCCGTAGAACTTAATCATATCGGCGTATGTATTGTACATCTTGGCGTTGGTGCGGGTCAACGGCAGTTCGGACACGAAGTTGTTGTAAATGGTGTTCAGATGTACAGCACGCAGCTTGTATGCAAGATCACCGATTACATTGACGCCCCAGAACTCGTCTACCAGAGGCGTATAGAAAATGCCGTCACCAGCTGCTGAAATTGCGGACGGAATCTTGACCGGGTCTACTTCCATCTTCACACGGTCGAACATACCGCAAATGTAATTCATGTATGAGTCGATACGGTTATCCATGACGACAAGCGTGTCGGTAAATTCCTTGTCCATGATAATCTTGCCGCACACCTTGCCGGACACTTCGGTAACATCGATATCGGCAGCAGCAAGCATTTCCGTACAGATTGTCTCGAATGTCTTCTTTGGCTTGTAGAAAGTCTCCACGAAGTCTCGTGCCAGCAGATCGAACGCATACTCGTAACCGTAGCCGATCATCGTCAGCTTGGACACGTTGATGCCACGCCAGCGAGTCGTACTCAACGCCTTGCCGAACGTATCGACGAAACCCTTCGGCATGTTGTTCTTCATCGCAGTAATCAGCTTGGACGGCGTATTGCCCTTGTCGGCGTAAAGCTTCGCAATCGCATCTTGCTTGAACGATTCGCAGACAGCCTTCCATTCATCCTCGTCCTCAAAGGAATTCTTGTTCAACGGGAAGGCGATAACGCCGTTCTTCGTATTCTTGATTTTCACCTTGTCATATGGAATGTACAAGTGACGAGGGTTATGATACTTCTCGAACTCAAGGTCGATCGGAGTCAAAATCCGCAACATCTCGACCGTAGACGCACTGACCATGTCACGGTACGTGTCCAAAGGCTCGCCCAGCTTTGCCGTCGCAAGGAAGTGGACAGTTTCACCGTTGAGCTTACGGCGCACAGCCTCAATAACCGAATCAAGGCTATAGCCAATTATGTATGTTTCGTTCGTCATGCAATCTTACCGTCATTCTGAATGAAGGGCAATATGTATTCGTCAAGCCAGCGAGCGCCGGGGAACTCGAAAACAATATCGAGGATTCTGCACTTTTCATCGGCGAACACCACGGCTGGCAGCTTATTCATACCCAAGTCAGTATAGATGAGGTTCTTTAGGGGTTCCGGCTCGATCACTGTACGCACGCAGCGAACCGGATCGTCGAACAGATTGTACTTGTTGAACCAAGCGAACATGTCGCTGAAACTCTGCTTGCAAGTCGGACACAGCTTCTGTTCATCGTAGAACAGGAAAACCCACATTACCACACGCTGACGCTTCTTTACGTCCTGGTACGCTTCCATACCGTAATCCAGCAGACGCTGGCTGAGTGGCTTGTACTCTCCGCTGATGAACACGCCGTCACTGCAACAGACTGACATTGGTTTGCCTTTCGAAGTTAACTCTTAAATTACATTTTTATGATCGTGGACGAATCGAACAGCTTTCCAGTGTTCTTTTCGTTGGCGATGAACCAGTTCACGCCGTGACGCTTGCACCATTCGGCGGCAGCTTCCCACTTCGCCAGGTTCACGATAACGTCCATTACCTTCTGGTCATAGTTGGCCTTTCGCTTCTGGTACTTCTCGAAAGCCTTTGCGTCGGAGCCCGGTTTAGGCGGCTGCGGCATCTTCGGCTGGATAGAGTACGAAGTCGGCTTGACCTCTATGAGCCAGCGTGATTTCCTCGGCTGGCCTTCCAAATTGCACTCCAGATAGATATCCGGATGATAGATCGAGACACGTCCATATTTAGGGGACATGTACGGAATCTCGAAAATCTTTGGTTCATACGCCCAGAAAGTAATATTGGGATTCATGTCGCACACGAAGAAGAACTTTCGTTCCCAGTCGGACTTGTAGTACGGAGCCGGATGATTCGGCATGTACTTTTCCGGGTGAATGAGCGTATACTTGCCTTTATGACAATCTGTATAGTAGTTATGCCTTGCCATACAGCCTACTAGGCCAACGCAGCCCTATACATTCGTGCATAATACACGTCAAGCGGTTCCTCTGGGAGACGTGCCGTAAATCTGTAATTCGATATCTTCTCGGTACGTTCCTTGTCGAAATCGTTAGGAATCGAATAAGTCGGATAGACCGTCTCGCCTTCCGTAACGTCTGGCAAGTCCGGATTTCTACCGATGTTGTTATCTTCACGAGCGACTACGTTGTTGCTGCTGAAGTCGGCACTAGGAGCCTCGATGTTGTCCATATTGAGCGACATATGGTTCACGAAGTTCTTGGTAGTCGCATACTTGTTCGTAAAGCGAATGAGCTGGTAATACTTCTCGACGTAATATGCATCGTCCTTGCTGCCAGCGACCATGCTGTCGCCAATAGTCATCAAGGTATTCTCGTCGCTTGTCGAAATCGGCTTTATACCAACATTAACACCGTTCTCGGTTTCCGGAGCATATATGAAGTTGACCGCCTGGGAAATCGCACTCGGCTCTTGGTTATTGTCGGTCGGCATCAAGTCGGCTGCAGTAACCGGACGGTCGATCTCGTACTGCTCACGCTCTTCGTCCTCGGCTGACGTATCGTCGTCCTTGTTCTTACTCTTCTTAAACAAGGACATCAAAATATCCCACGGAGACTCGCTGTACAGCTTACGCAGCACGCTCTCACGAGGAGTCATACCAGACAGATCTATGGCAAGGCAGCAAGTGTAAATGTCCGCTTCCATAGCACGACGCCAGTACTTGTCGTCAAGGCGCAAGTCCTTGTATAGCTGCTTGACACGGTTCTTGATCTTCTCGGACAATGCCGGACAAGCCATTTCCAGACACTTGATCCATCCACGATAGGTGTTCACCATGTCGATGATGGACATACCGTTGTATTCAACGCCGTGGCTCGTTTCCTTACTGTACACGAACAAGCACTCAAACGGGCCCAACCCCTTGATGAACACGTCGACATTCATCTTTGCACGCAGAAGCTCCACATACTTCTTCATCAGCGAACGGAACGGCTTGATGAGGAAATTGAACACGTACACGATCCATGATTCCAGATAGTTGAACACCATGTCGATATACTTACGCACGTACTTCGTCAGAAGGTTGTCTATTGCAAGGCTCAATCCGACCGGAGTCATCAGAGAGAACTTCTGTTCAAGGCAATACTTGACGGCTGCGGCATTCGTAGTAATGTCACGTCCGTACTCGTCCTCGGTACAGCCAGTCAGATTTGCGATGATCTTGCAGAGGCAAGGACAGTCGTGCATATGACGGAGCAAGTCGTCCCAGTTGATGGATATGCTCAAGTTGATTGTCTTCATGATCTTGTCACGAATGGCATTGAACACGTCCAATATACAGTGACGCACAGCTTCGGTCAATGACAAAGTAGCGTTCTCAAAACGAGTACGAGCAGCGTCGATCTTGTCGAACAAGGCGAACGCAGTCTTGATGAACACGTCCAGCCAGCCGTCAATCATGCCGCCCCAGTTCTCAATAAAGTTACAGATATTCTTGACGAAGTCCGGCTGCTGAATCAGCTTGCTAATGGAAGCACCGCTGGACAGACCGTTCATCGCATTGGTGACCTTGTCCAAGCCCCACATGGCAGTGCCGAACAGAGGTACGTTCTCCTTGATGAAGTCGAACAGCATATCGGAACAGTCGACTGCATTAAGCTGCCTCGTGCCGACATCGTATGCGGCAGACACCTGTTCAATAGCATTGGTGAACGTGTTTACAGCACCGTCGATACTTGTCAAGAACGACGGCTTAGGAGTCGACAGAGTAGACGAATTGGACGCAGTCTTCTCGGAGATGACCGCACCGTTGTTACCGCTGCCTTGCTCGGCAATATTGTCTATTTTCGCACAACCGTCCTTAACAGCCATAATTACCACTCACCGCCATCAAAGTTCAACATAAGCGCAGTAGGCTTCGGCAAATCGAAATCGTTCGGTGTAAGCACCGGAAGATCGTCATTCTTCGCCTTTGCCCTGATATGCACAACAAGTTTATCCAGCACACTCTTCTGGTACGAGGTCACTTCCTCAGTAGCGGAACCGATCAGCATGATAATGACAGCGTCCACATTGGCCTTGTCGCCATCGATAGTAGAGCCGCTGTACACGCCGCCGTCGTCTTCCAAGTCGATGAACTGGTAGAATCCGCTGTTCTTCAAAGCACCCTTATCGCCAGTATCGGAAAGGATTTCAGGCTCGCCCTCGACCTTACCAACCAAGTAATGAGCGTTACTGTTACTGGTAAGGAACTTGGAAGCCATGACCGGGAAGCACTCGCCTTCGGAATGGCACACCAAGATATGGCTAATTTCCTTGCCGTTACGTTTGATCATCTTGTCAGTACGTTCCATCGGAACAGTAGCGACAACTTCGCCAGACTTGTTGATAATGTCCATCTTCGGCAAGTCAGCGTCAGTAATCGGGTTGGCAGGGGATAG